TCATAAGCATGGCCGAGCCTTGTTTTTAATTCAGGGGTATGTTTCCCCCAACTCTTAAAAAAGAACGGCACTCCTGCCTGCTCACATTGATCTCTTACCGATCTCACCCATTCAGGATTCATCGGCCTTGCTCCGGGGCCGGTTTCACCGCCAAGAATTACGGCATCAATCATTTTCGGCTGTGCAACATGGTCGAACCACGGTCTGTATGTTTTACCATCAAATCCACCCAATTTAATCTCTGACAACATTGGTTCTATGCTCAGAAACTTCTTGCCCGGTACTCGCAGAAAAACAGGTATCTTTTCATCTGCCTCCTGCTGGTTGCAGACGGTGAGACCGAGAAACAGGTTCGGCAAAATATCATAATTGAACACGCCCACTTCTGACACAAAATCAGCCATTCTTTCGGGTCTTTTTGTAAGTATTAAAAACGTATGCTGCGGGGTTTTGCTGATTAACGACCACGCTCCATCAATAAATCTATCCGTTACGCCTTCGTGAAATAAATCATTCCAAATCGCATACACGGTCGGCTTCTTGCGCTTCAAGGGGATGTTCAGGCGTTCCGGGCGCGTGTGGATAAGTCCAGTAAATTTACCCCTGACATCAACTAATTCCTGGTGAGCAAAAATGAGATTCTTATAATAAAAACGCTTAGCTATAGCCGCCGACCAGCAATGATCACATCCCGGAGAGCATGGCGTGCAACCATCGACAAGACTCCAAGGCAAGCCCCAATACCTTCCTTTTGAAATATCAATCATGCTTTTACCTCCTTATCCTGTTTTACACCCTTCCCGATCAGCCCCGCGATCCGGTGGCATTCGTCCTGGCTCATGGGCTTATCCTCGACACCATCATCCCAAGTAACCGTGATTTCGGTTCTCGGATTATCTTTGTCGTGATATTTTCTGCTGCCGTCCCAAGAGACTATCTGTTTGTCGTCCTTCCAGATCATCTTCTGGAAACAATCACCTACTGATTCAAGACATCCCGATAGATCGGGTTCGTGTGATTCATAAAAGACCAATACCTGAACATGACAGAGATCCGCAAACGGCTTAAAGCGTAAACCGCCTATCTTTAAAAAATGAAATCGTGCTTTATTCTGCCATTCCATATAAGCCTCACCTGGCAAATTAATCTTTTTGCGACCTCCGCCAAAGATGCGGCGGGAATTCTTTTTGATTCTGATTGTTCCTGGGATTATAAATCTGAGATCCATAATTTTCCTTTCGAGTTCCCGGACTCCCGACCGTATCCGGGGCGTTCTGGCCGTGCTGTGGGTTCCCCAACCCGTTGTCGGGGCCAGTGGGGTTTTATGCCACCTTCCAAGTTACATTAATAGGCACCGCTTTTGTCGATACCCGGGGCCTTCCTGTTCCCCTGATAAAATTCAGAGGATATGCTGTTTTGATGTAAGACAGACAGTTTTCAAGCTCTGGAATAGTCATGTTCTCGCGCTTCTTCCCTGCAAAAAAGGCGTAAACCTCAGCGTTGATTTTCTTCGGATTATGTCGATTCTGAAAACTGAATGTTCTGATATGGCTTTCGATCTGCGCCCGGATCTCCGCCTCTATTTCTGAGCTTGTTTTTTCCTCAACAAAATTCGGGAATAAAGGATCAACCTGGGCGCCTATCAGTGTCGATGATAACGGGGTTATCCCACCCGGCGGACCTTGTTCCTGCATTTCAAGTACGAGCTTGTTCCCGGTCTTTTTACCCTCTCCGTTACTGACTACTTTCAAAAAAGGCGTCTGCTCTGCCTCGATCTGCTCTTTGATTTCAACAAACATTTCGTCCTTCGGCGCAAAGATATATCCTTTCTGCTGCTCATACGGTCCGCCGTTGGGATCTATTCTCACAGCTCTGCCGGCCATTTGCTCTATCCATTGTCGGCTTCTAATGTTAGTTAGGCAGCAAATATGTGAAATTGCCGGTACATCTAAGCCTTCATAGCACACATTCACACTTACAAGAGCGTCGAGCTTGTTGTTTTTATACGCCTTAATCGCTTTATGACATGCAGGAGAATCGTCACTTGTCGCAATATCGACTTTCAGGCCCATGGATTTCAGGAGACCGGTATATTGTTTCGCTGATTTGATTCCTGCCGACACCACCAGGAGCTTTGCGAGCCTGTTTTTTTCGCGCCTGTGAGCCTGCCAGTGATTGACAGCCAGCGTTAAAAGTTCTGTGGCATACTCAGTATGTAAAGCGGTATATAATGCGTGTCGTGCTGTCTGATCGCGTACAGTCGATAATTTAACATCCATTACTCGGCCTGATTTCTTTTCCCATTGAGCGCGACCTTCTGCAAAAATGAATTCGAGGGGAAGAATCGCTTTTTCTGCGAGGGCATCCCGGCGCGAGTATTCGATAACAGCGGTTGTTTCGTCACCCTCGAGAGAGGGGACTATCCCGGATTCGCCAAGACAATATGGCGTGAAGGCTATTTTCTTGCCGTCCCCCCTTGAAAGAGTTCCTGTCATTAACACCCTGTACTTTGCCTGCTCATATAAAGGCATAAGCGCTTTTGTCCACGATCCGTCTTCTTCCTCGGCATGATGGTATTCGTCGAGAACCAGAATATATCTTTTGTGCTGAAAATCGTTTAATACAGTCTGGTACCTATCAAGACCTATTGCCTGGTATGTTGTTACAAAACCATTTGTACCCCTGCATGGATTAATATCGTTTGTCGATGCCCGGATAATTAAGTTATGATTGAGGAGTTTCCGGAAAAACCTATCTATAAAGTTGCACTCCGCTTGATTTTGTAACGATGTTCGGGGACATATCCAGCAAATAGCATCTGCAAGACCGGCTTTGATTAAACGGCCAGCAATAATTGGAATTGTCGATTTGCCTCCTCCGGTCGCGATCTTGCAAATAATATCTTTTATCGGTGATCCTGATATTATCTGCTCTATTATTCTGGTCATATCGACCTGGTGTTTGCGCATGCACATTTAATCCTCCCACGTTTTTGTGTGCATGTTGAATTTTTTGAGTTCCCTTTTGATTTCGCATAAAGTCCAGTCGGATACGCTGGCTTTTCTGATCCTTCCACAAACTATGTTTAGCATCTTCCCTGCAAGAATATCGGCCTTCCTCAATGTTGCATTTGCCTCATTTACGGCACGTTCCATTTCGTTTAAGTCCATATTTATCCTCCCATTATCTAAAATCCCCATCCTGATAATCAATCTCGTTAGGGTTCGGAATATAACAGCCTAAAAACTCCGCAGCCCACCGTTGAATCTGTTCGTAGTATTCAATAAACCGTTTTGTATCCATCTTGGCTGTGCTCTCGGTAATTGTCAGCCCGGTATCAGGATCGATCTTGCTTGCGAACTTAACCTTTAAAGCGTCGTGCATTGAGTCTTTGTCGAATCCTGTGTGATTGCTTAAAATCTCAATTACTATTCCCCAGTACGCGGCATTCTGCTGTAAGGAACGCTTTGATTTCGGCTGTCTTAAAATTAGTTCAAAAGGCTTTCCTTCAAACTTGGCCTTATGGACTATGAATTTATGTGGCTTATCGAATTTAAGCTCGTTCTTTGTTACTATCCCGGTGAAGACAGGGTTCATTTCTTTTCCTTACAATATTTGTGAGATTTGGCAAAAGCCTCGGCCTGTTTAACAAAATCATCTATCGGGGCGGGCAAATGAAGCTCCCTGCTCAGGCCGCATTTTGAACAATAAAAAATCTGCGGCTTTACATTGTATTTTACAATTATCCATTCCGGTATTTTTATCATGCCCATGTCGGATTTTCCCCTGCCTCAAACTTTAGAATATGATCTGCAAGGTTCCTGCAGGATGGCTTATGTGATATAAAATACAGGGTTTTGAATTTCCCTATCTGCATAAAAGCCTGATACATCTTAACGAAGTTTATCGAATTATCGGGATCTAAGGGACCGTCCATTTCATCGGCAAATGCGGATTCATATACACGCCCTGATTTCTCCTGACTTAATAACGTCATGGCCAACCTGAGCGCCATTAAGATCCATACCCTCTGGCCACCGGAAAGGTTTTCGAGCAAAACCTCGGTTCCATCGTCCGCTATTGTCACTATGTCGAGACATTCTTTGCCTTCATCATCGAGGGTTCTGAACTTAACAGAGAACAAAGGCCCGAATGCCTGAGACAGTAGATCGTTTGCAAATGATGTGATCAGGGGTGCAGCTCCGTCTATTTCGAGCGCCTGTAATCCGTTCTTTGAACATGCTGTTTTAAGGTAAGTCCATTCGGAAGCGTTCTTTAAAAGCTCGGTTTTTTCTGCCTGAATAGAATTGAGTTCTTTTTCGGCATCGAGCATACTTGATAAATCATGGTTGGCTTTCGATATCAGGTCCCGGACTTCGGCAATCTTTTTTTCAATTAATGGTATTTGTTTTTCAGCATCATCGATATTTTGTTTTGTTATTGCGAGTTCGGTTTCGGCCCCGTGATTAATGTCCTTGTCAATTTCGGACTGTTTAATAACAAGCTCCTGAATCTGCTGCAATTTGGCCTGTTCTTTCTCTGTCCATGAGGCCCGGAGCGTTTTCCCTGCTGCGGTTATTTCCTCTAGTTTGGCTGTGATATCTGCTTTCCGGGTAATTGCTATTTCCAGTTCTGCTTTGCGTTCCGAAAGGGCTTTGACTTCGACCAGCTTCTTTTGATAGGTCTGAATGTTTTCTTTCGTGGTTTTTAGTTGGTCAGAATATTGAAGGTGGAAATGTTTTACGGCTTTTATTAACGTCTCTATTGTTGTGGCCCCGCCCGATAACGCTGCTTGTTTGGTAATGTTTTCTTGCAGCCTGGCATCTGCATCACGTTCATTCAGTTTGTTTTTGCCCTTTAAAATATCAATTTCGACTTGTATGTCTGACCGTTCCTTTTCGATCTCGGCTTTTCTTTCCCCATATTCGACCTCGGCTGCGGGAAGCGCATCACGGGCAGCGAGGGCATCTTTAATATACAGACAGGAATTTTCACCTTCAGGACATCCGGGATCTCTGAATGCCAGTTTTTTAATGCTTTCCTTGTGCTGTTTAATTTTATGTTCCAGATCGATTAATTTCCGGTCATTATCCAGACCTCGAAGAGATATCAACTTGCTGTCAATGTCGTTTTGAGTTTGAAGAATTAACCGGGTTAGCTCGGTGAGTTTTGGGTCATTATCCAGATCCCTTACCGACTGTCTTTTAATCAGCAATTCGGATTCAAGCCTGTGAATTTCAGCCAGACTTTTTGAAATTTCTTCAGTAAGCTGCTCGGTCTCCGCGTTCATTTCTATTAACTGTTTTTCGAGCCTTGCTTCTGTATTACCCGCCTCCCGAATTGCGGTCTCAAGCGATATCACGGCCTCGAATTTTGCCAGTTCTGCAGAAACCTCACGATATTTCACTTTTAAGGCTTCAATTTCTGTTTCTGCCCCTGATTTCTCTGCATCTAACTCTTTCTGCAGCTTGCCAATATTTTCCGCGATATCTGCCTTCCGTTGTAAAATAATTGTATTCTTAACCAGCTTTTCCTTGAGACCTTCAACCGCTTTCCGGTAGTCTGACAGTTCGGCTTTTTTACAATCAAGATCAGCAACAAGAGAAATATGCCCTTGCTCATGCGCTTCGATATCTGCCCGGGCCTGGTCAATTCCCGAGAGCTTTTCTTTCAGCGCCGCGATCCGGATATCAACCTGACCTGCTTTCCCATTAATTACATTCGCGCATTGTTTTGCTGTGTTTTCGTATTCGACAAGACGGTCAAGTCTGAGAAATTCGGAGAATAATTCCTTTAATTTTCCAGTTGTCATGTCGGATAACTTTTTTGCGTTCTGACTACAGAACACTGAATTATAAAAAAGCTCCGGAGATCCGAAGAGGTCTTTCATGTATTTTGCGTATGCTGAGATTTTGCCATTTACTACAGGAGCATCATCAACCCAGATATAGCCCTCGGACTTTTCGGAATCGCAGTCTATTTTTAATAGGGTTTTGTAATGATGTCCCTGATAGGTAAAAGAGAGTTCACGTTCCGAATCTCGAAGGTAGCAATGCCGGAATAAGGCCCCTTCCCTGGACGCTAACTGATTAAAAGGTGAGAGCAACTCGATACAGGTGCTCTTGCCCGATCCGTTTACACCATCCAGGGCCACCAGTCCGGATATATTGTTGAAGTCTATTTCTATTTCATCAAGACCAAGGCCCTTCTTTATGCCTGTCATGCCTTTTAATCGTAGTTTTTCAATTATCATGCTGCACCTCCTACCGCCTGAATCAGATCATCTGATAACGTGTCTTCAAGAAGTTCTGCCTTCATCAGAATAGACCATTCCACCTCTTCTTCTTTGAGTTCTGCCATTTTCTGAATCTTGTCTCTGAGTGTTTCTGATTTGAGTACCGCTTCCGATCTGACGTTCTGGCGAGGAATTCTCACAATACGGATATCGACGTCGAGGGCGCCGGCCGCGAGCAGCTCCTGAGTGATTGCGTCCTTGTCTATGGCCCCGGCTTCATCCTGCCAGACCTTGCAATCCAGCCTGATAAATGAGCCGTTAATATCTCCAATGGAAAAATCTATCGGCCCGCCACCTTCGGTAAAGTCGTGACTGAACCTCGTCATTTTCTTTGCGGGAGTTTCAATAAATCTTGAGGAGTGCCCGGAGACAGCGTCAACCTCATGAACGAAAAATCCCTTAGCCTCAAGCTCCCCCCAATTTTGATGATAAAGAGATCCGCTGTAATAGGTATGCTTTCCGAGCTTCTGACTTTTATGGATATGGCCGAGACAAACCAGATCCGGACGTGCAAAATCAATCTGCTCAACGGAGATTTCAATATCCATGCCCGTGCGTACCTGATTATTTGAGAGAACCGCGCCCGACACGTTAAAATGCCCTATTAGGATATGCGGGCAATCAAAACCCTCTGCCTGAACCCCGAATCCAGAAAACAGCCCCGACATTGCATTTCCTATTTCCTGATCGCTTTCTGCAATACCTAAAGCTGTCTGGAAAAACTGTTTCGTCGGCTGCGGTATCAGCGTGATAATTGCATCGGCTTTGGGAGAGCTGGCTTTATAAAACTTATCGCCAAACAAATGAATTTGCTCCGGCATTGAAGCGACATAGACTGGAAACCTACCTTTTGCGAATTGTAGAATCTCCGGCGATTTACCATCATGACTTGGTGTCCCGATTATAATAGCAACCGGCGCGATATCGGCCAGTTCAGAAACAACTCGAATGGCCAGCCTTGCAGCCTTTGAATCCAGCTTAATTTCCTGCGAATCAAAGGTGTCCCCGGCGTTAATAATAAGATCAACTTTCTCTGATCGCGCGGTTTCAATCAGGAAGTTAAGGCATTTTTCAGCCTCTTCGATATCTTTGTCTCTTAGGTGCCAATCACCTGTATGTAATATTTTCATGGGTATAATCCTTTCAGCAATTTAGAAGGGGATATCGTCGTCTTTGGCTTTATCCTGTAAGTTTAAAAGGTTCTTGAAAAGGTTCACTCTCTGGCCGGGAGTTAATTCGGCTATGATTTTAATTTTTGATCTTTGCAGGAAAGCCGGAAGATCGTAGCCTTTGCGATCCGCAAGAATTGTGAGCGACTTAGCTTGTTCGTGAACGTCTCCGTTTTGGAAGTCAACGATCTGGCGTTCTTCTGCTGATGGGACGGCTTCCTCTTTTTCGGGTTCAAGTTCTTTCTCCGGCAGTTCATCCCCGTTTGGCTCAGGCGTGATATCAATAGGCTCTGATTCCTGAATCGCGGCATCCATTACCTGCTTACCGTAAATCCCTGTCATGCTCTGGATGTGAGCAGCTATCAACTGCTTTTTAACCTCTTTATCATTGTAATCCGGCCGAAAAACAATCCTGACCATAACAAAGGGCTTTTCAAGTTCGGCTTTCGTATATGCGTTTTTCAGTCCTAATATTTCCCTGACAACCCTGTTCATGGCCCCGGCTTCTGCCAGTTTCAGTTTATGCTTTCTCTTTTGAAGCATGTCGCGTTTTACGCAGAATTCGACATAATCAGCCTTTTCTTTTGCGGTTGCATCCTTTTTGTACTTTTTGGCTTTGGCCTCGTAGGATTCCCGAAGCTCTTCTTCTACAACTTCAAAATCAATGTCGTATTCAGCCCTGAAAAACACAGGCTGGCCGTCAGCTTTTTTAATTCCACCTACTGCTGCAAACGCGCAATAGTTACGATCCGACCTGTTGTCCAGCCTTTTGGTTTCACCGACCGACCAGATGATTCCAGCGCATACGCTCAACTTCATCAGCGCCTGTTTTGTCAGCCTGAATTTTTGCTTGTTTTCGTCGTCTTCTGAGCTATGCGGATAGACATCGCCGTCTTTCGGGTCTGCGCTCAAAACAACTTTTTCTACAACCGGCGCATGAAACTCCGAAAGGCCGGCAATGTGAGTTGACGGCATTAAAAGGTTTGCGCCCTCTTTTTTCGCTACTTCTAATTCGTAAAAAATTCCCTCTTTAGGTTCTTTTTCAGCCATGATGCACCCCCTGTTGTTATTTCTTCTCATTATCAATAATAAAATTTTCAATCTCGTCCATGTTCTCGATTATTGCCTTCGCTTTTGCCAGGCCGAAACTGAAATAATACACTTCACCTGTTCTTGAATTTTCTCCACATGGAATGGAAATAGTTGCCTTGCCTTTGTATTCATCGAATTTGACTTCTGCTTTCATTTTTCAATCCTTTCAAAATTAGCTGGTTGACCTTTCAGCGTGTATTTAAACAATCCCTTATTAATTCTGCTGGCCTCGATATCCATCAAATAGGGTTTCAGTTTTGCCCGAATATCGCTTATGCGCCCCGTACTATTAAATATCCCCATCTGCCGGACTATTTCGGAATTGGTAACTTCGCCTTGCAGGAGCCTTTCATATAATTGGTAGGATTGTGTTCCCGGAGAAAAGAGCTTGTCCGGGGATGGACGCGGCATGCTGTATGGCGGGTCGATATATAGTTTTTTTGCTGCTGAACGGAATAATTCTTGCTGTGTCATCTTAAAACCTCCCCGCAATATGGTGCAGATAAATTTGGAAAGCGCCGTAAACCGCCAGAAAAATCCATGTCCATAAAATTAATGCCAGACTTGCAGTTATGGGTAATCGCTTCATATTAGACCTCTCAATATTTTTATCGCTACTCCGACCATCAATAGGATCGCCAAGCTCTCAAGAAAAACCGTCCATTTCATTTTTCGGCCCTCGCAATCAGTTTGTGTTTCTTCAAAAGCTGAACAAAAGCCTTCTGCTCCTGCTCCGTCATTTGCTGATAAGATGTGTCCGCGGGCTTTCTGAGTTCGTGCACCATTCGCCAGGCGTATCCGGCCATGATGCCAGTTATAAAAACCAGAAAGACCAAAACGAATGCCTCAAATTTCTTTGCCATCTAAGCCTCCTTCCCGTTTTGTGGTTTTGTTTTTTGGCTTTGTGTCATTAATTAATCAATAAGATTAATGATGTCAAGAAAAATAATAATCAATTTGTAATATTTTTTGCGAGGGGGGTTCTGCAAAGAGATAAGGCATTAATAATAAAAACGATTATGATGTTGAGATTGTTGGGGAGATGAAAAAAGAAAAGCCGCTGCAATCAGGAGGTTGCAACGGCCTTGGGGATGTTCTGAATTATCGGGTCTATTTTCTCTTGTCTTCGATTACCACATTCGGGCTTTGCTCCCAGTCTTTTCTTGCATAATCGGGATCATCAGGGCTTAGACAGCGAAACACTATAACGTAATAGCCCCGGCCTGTTGTAGCTTCATTTATTGGCATAATTACCTGGTTTTTTGATTTACAAAACTCATTTGCTCTGTTCAGGAGGGCCGTTCTGAATTTGGGGGTTGCGCTTGATGTATATGTATCGGGGCCAAATGGCGTGATCCCCCTGTAGGGGTCTCGGGCACATGAAAACAGCATAAAGGCAAAAATCATTGAAACAAGAATTTTAATTTTCATTTCAAAAACCCTTCCATGGCATGCTCTGTTTTGTTTAAATTTTTACAACAACATCAACAACCTTTCCAACTACGCGGAAGTCAACCGGGCTGTCTTTACGAATAACTATTTCGGGATATTTATTGTTCATCGGTCGCAATATAATAGCATCTTTTGTATCGTAATAAAATTTAAATGTTGCCTCGCCGTTTAATACCGCCACACACGGGCAACCGTTGTCACAGGCTATTTCGGGGTCAACCACAATAATGTCGCCGGGAAGATATCGCGGATACATGCTGTCGCCCTCAACGCGCAGCCCAAATGCGTTTGGCCCTGTTTTTTTGTATGAGTGAACTGGGTCTCCCTCGCCGGAAACGCCCGGAGGCCATTCGTCGGAAGCCTCTGCAAACAGCCCCGCGCTAACCCACGATATCACCGGAAGCGGCCCTGAATATTTTTCCGGCAACTGAACAGACGAGAATTTATACATCTCGCTCTCATCAACATTAAGTTTCTCGCAGATAATTTTCAATATTTTGTTTCCGATATTTCGCCGAGCCCCGGTTTCTTTATCGTTTAAAATCATTGAAACATACACCTGGTCGCGGTCAATAAGGCGTGCGAGATCGATGGGGCGAAGGTTGCGTTCCTCCATTAAACGCATCAGGTTTTTCCGCTTAATGTCGTTTAAATTAACATCAATCATATAATTTCCCCGCATAATCAAAATGGTGAAAATTTTTCTTGACATCAATAATCAATAAGATTATTTATCGACACATGAAGCTAAAACAATACCTCAAAAAAAAGGATCGTGCGGCATTTGCCGCGAAAATCGGCACTACGAAAAACTATGTCAACCTACTGTCCTGCGGGTTGCGCCGGCCCGGTCCGGAGCTCGCATTAAAAATCGAAATAGAGACGCAGGGCGATGTTTCGCGGATGGAGCTGTTATATCCAGGCGAGACGCTACCACAAAACTAGTTGCCGAACAACAAAGAAACTTATCAATTGGATTAATTCTCATGAGTCTTCCAAAATTAAGTGAAGAAAAATTACCGGTGTCGGTTACGCTTGAACAATGGCTGACCGAGATAGCGGATCATGTTTGCAGGGTCGAGGATATCAACAGATCCCAACTCGTCACAAGAGCGTTAAAATATTATTGCTTCAGCCGCATCATTAAGGCGCGTCCCGGATTCTGGCAAACAATCTACAGCGACATTATTGAGACTTCAAACGATAAAAATGTTTGATAATTATTTTAATTATAATTCTAAATCAACCCTTTCCGGGGATAGGCTTATAACCGAAAACCGGCACTCCGAGCCGGCTTCCCCGGAGAACTAATCTCGGAGGATACACGGAGGTATCGCCAAATGGCAAGGCCAGAGAGGCATGACGCAGATTATTTTCCGTTTTATGCCAGAGATGGCAGGACGCTATTCATACTTGAAAACAAGTATCAGTGCAAAGGAACCGGATTTTTTACAAATGTAATGAGATTTTTAACATTACAGGCGGACCACCATTTCTGTATTAAAGCCCCGGAAGACAGGCTTTATTTCTTTTCAAAATGCAAGGTTGATGAGGTTTCTGGCGCCGATATGCTCGACATGATGGCAGTTACCGGCAAAATTGATAAAGAATTGTGGGTTTCCGGCGGAGTTATTGTTTCTCAAGACCTTTTAACCAGCCTTTCTGACGCCTATCGTAAGAGATTAAACCGCATAATTACCATTGCTGAAATTCGTGAAAAGTACGTTTCCGGCGGAGGTTTGCCAGTTTCCGGCGGAGGAAACACACAAGGAAGCGTAGTTTCCGGCGGTGATAAACCACAAAGGAAAGGAAAGGAAAGGAAAGGAAAGGAAAGGAAAGAAGATATAGAGTTCATTCCTCCAACTTTGGAAGAAGCTATAAGTTATTTTACCGATAAGGGATACAAAGAATCAACAGCAAAACAGGCGTGGGAATCGTATCATGTTGCAGACTGGCATGATTCAAGAGGTAAAAAAATTAAAAACTGGAAGCAGAAGTTTATTCAGGTCTGGTTTAAAGACGAAAATAAACAAGGTATTAACCGAAGGGACCATCCAGGTGTAAAGCCAAATAAAGCGGAAGAACAAAGTTTGAGAAACGCCATGGTGTTGCAAAACTTTATAGAAAAACGGGAGGCCGGAAATGGATAAAGTTGAACTGTCAAATATTTTACAAAGAATCGGGGATAATTTTAACGTGCCGATATCGGGCGGATATGTGGATATTATGTCGAGAATGTTTGATTCTAAAAAAATCACAGTCGATCAGGTCAGAAAAGCAGCGTATAAAATTATTGACACAAAAATGGATCTATTCGGGCGCATGCCGAATTTCGCAGAGTTTAAAGAATTCATCGAGGGAGATCCGGACCAGGCAGCAGAGATCGAAGCCAACAATGTCGTTAAGCAGATCCGGGACCTGGGCGCCGACGGAAAACCGAAACTAAGCATCCCGATGGTTAATGCAATCAATATCCGGTTCGGTGGTTGGCAAAATATGTGCTGCGGTGTGGAAGAATCAAAACTGCAATGGTTTATCCGGGATCTCAAAGAGGCATATCTGATTGAACTCGCAAAAGAGGATCGGTTGATGCTGCCGGATAAACAGGAGGCCGGAAAGGTTTTAAATATGATCGAGGGCAGGGGCGAGGTTTTAAAAACAATGACGGGGAGTTTACAATAAAAAACAAAGGAGGTTTGTCATGGACAAGGCAATAATCGAAAACAACTTTACGTATCATGCGCCAAAGGAAGGACAGCAGGGAATATACCATGAAATTCGATTTGCCGCCAAACACGTTGCCCATCTTATAGACGACAACGTACCGGACTCAAGAGAGAAGGCCCTTGCAATGACCAAACTTGAAGAGGCCGTATTCTGGGCAAATGCAGGAATAGCGAGAAGTTAAGTGCCGGAGTTAAATAAACAGAAAGGAGATCGGTGAACAGGTAAATCAAGGGCCGGGGTTTCGTGACGGTTTCCCCGGCCAAACCAAAGAGGGGAATGACTATGTTTAACCCAGACCCAAAGATAATAGCGATCAGATTATCCCCCCATAAGCTCCAACAGCTTAAAAGAAAGCTGTACCTGGGCCGAGCTGGTGAAAGTTGCGAGACATGCGGCAAACCCCTTCCGTGGTCCATAGGTGGAAAATGGGATCAATTCAAGTGCGCCCATTTATCTCATAATAAGTCAAAGGGATCTGGCGGATCGGATACAGCGGAAAACTGTAAAATTGAGTGTTGGGAATGTCATTCAGGGAAACATGGACCGAGGTGGAATTAATAAAAATATAAACAAGAACGCAAAGGAGATTCACTAATGGGAGAGGCAAGAAGACGAGAGGAATTAAGGAAAATAGGAGCGTTACCACCACAACAACCAGGGCGGGGACAAACCATCGAGGTTGACTTAACACATGCGAAACAAATCCGATGTAAATGCGGCGGAAAGGTGTTTTTGCCCGGCGGAGTTACGTTGTTTTCGGTATCGGCGATAGTGTCTCCAACAGGGCAAGACCTGATCGCCAATAAACCCTGTGCGTATTGCGCCAAGTGTTTTGAGCCCATGGGGCCGGATACGACAACCATAGACGGGCAGGAAGAGGTTCCCGCCAGCAGGATAATCTAATTGCTTTTAACCGGCTGGAAAAACATAGTTAATTATACAGGATTCTCGCGCGGAACGATCTTGCGCCTGGTGAAAGAGGACGATTTTCCTTTGAAATACATAGCCACAAAGCCAACAACATGCGAAACATTGATAGCCGAATGGCTTAGAGATCAGTTGAAGAAAAAATCCGGTCCGCAGCATAATAAAAAATAACCTGTCAAGCGTTTTCTTATGCTCTCAGGTGTCAAGGAGTGTCAAGGAGTGTCAAACGCAATTTTTATTAAAAAACCATGGTAAAGAAAATCCGGATGGAAAAAGACCCAGGCAACCCCGAAGAAATTAAGATCATAGGCCAGTGTTCAGGCTTTAAGACCCTGGCTATGGGCGGGGCAAGATTTTCAATCGATTTATACGAGGGGAGAGCAAATGATTACGCATTAGCAACAGAGTTAAGCAGGCGCAGGGCGGTGGTGAGTCTTACTATCGCGCCATATACGGACATAAATAAAAACGAAGGACAAAACTCTGAAACCATTACCGAAAAAACCGAAAAGAAAAAGCGGAAAGCAGGGACAGAGCCGGAAATGTAGCCAGGAAGTTCCAGAAAAGGCCCCGGGTGTTCCTGAAAGCGCCGAAAATGTTCCCAAAAACCCGCAAAACACCCCACCAATCTCCACCTATGACGACCTTTTAAAGACACTAAAGCCGCAACACGCTCGATTTGTTGATGAATATTTGATTGATTTAAACGGGCAAAAAGCCGCAACACGCGCGGGATACAAAGAAGCGAACGCGCGTAAACAAGCAAGCGCTTTATTGACAAGACCAGACATCACGGCAGCCGTCAATGCCGGAAAAGTCGAAATATCCAAGAGGTTACGCATAAACCAGGACGAGGTGATTAAGGAGCTGGCACATGTTGGCTTTTCAAGAATGAGTGATTTTGCTAAATGGGGGCCAGGGTATGTTACCCTTAAAGATTCCGGGGAATTAACAGAGGAACAGGTCAGCGCTGTTTCCGAGGTTAAAGAGGTATGTAGGACAACCCAGGGTAAAAACGGAGACGAATTCACCACATCAACAATATCCTTCAAGCTGCATGATAAGGTTTCAGCGCTTAAGGGTATTCTGGATCGGGTAAAGCCAGGTGCCGATGATCCTCAAAAGGTCGAGGTTACGCACAAAATGACATACTTTCCCCCGGAGCCAAGCACTATGGAGGAATACGAAGATCTCGTTAAGAAAATGAAAAAGGACGGTAAATAATGTCTTTCTGGTCTCCACAACCAGGCCCACAAGCGAGAGCGGCGATATGCCCGGCTGATTTTACGCTGTTCGGTGGGTCTCGGGGCGGCGGGAAACTCCTAAGTATTGATACTCCAATACCCACACCATATGGGTGGGAAACGATGGCGGATCTTCAGATTGGAGACGAGGTGTTATCGGGTGAAGGTTTGCCGTGTCGTGTTGTTGGCGTTTCCCCTGTTCAGTTTGAGGACACCTATAAAATGATATTCTCCGACGGATCGGAAATTATTGCAGGCGCCAGACATCAATGGGTAACATCAAATTACAAGGAAAGGGCGCGGCGGCTTCGCGAAACTCCTGAGTGGAGAGCAACTCGAAGGGTGAATAGAAAAAGCAACGTTAAGGGAACCAAAAGCGAGGCGTTTACCAAAAGCCTTGTTGCACGCAATAAATTAAATCCTACCAAAGTAAAAAATATTCCGACCAGCAGCATTAAAACCACTAAAGAAATATTGGACACTCTTTACGTAAGAGATATTGCCAAACACAGAAAAGAAATCAATCATTCTATTCAGGTTTCAAAGGCTCTTGAATTACCGGAACAAACGTTGCCGATAGACCCTTATGTTTTTGGTGTATGGCTTGGTGATGGTACTGCTGCAAGTGGCTGTGTAACAGGTATTGATGAGGATATTTTTGTTCAGATAGTTAATGGTGGATATTCTGTGTCGCAGCACAGTGATCCTAAATCAAGATGCGTATTGGGTTTGATAACGCAGTTGCGAACGCTCGGAGTTCTAAAAAATAAACACATTCCAATATCTTATCTTAGAGCAAGCAAAGAGCAAAGGCTGTCTCTTTTGCAGGGGCTTATGGATACGGATGGCCATTGCGACTTGCGCGGCCAATGTGAAATACAATTAACAAGAAAGTCCTTGATTGACGGAGTTTTTGAGCTAATAAGTTCGCTCGGTATTAAATGCCAGATGAGAACTGGAACGGCAAAAATACATGGGAAGGATTGCGGGTTAAAGTATCGTCTTAAGTTTATGACAGACCTGCCTGCGTTCAGGCTACCAAGAAAATTGATTCGACAAAAACGCGGTGGTTTCCGTGGGACCCATGAGAAGAGATATATTCTTTCAGTAAAACCAATAGAGCGAGTACCGCTCAAATGTATTCAAGTTGACTCACCATCGCGCATGTATTTGTGTGGCAAATCTATGATACCAACCCATAATTCAGATTGTTTGTGGGGCCGGCAGCTGCGCGGTGCGGAAAAATGGGGACCGAATTGGAACGGGATCATAGTCCGCAGGAAATATAAAGAATTCGCGGAAATGAGACGCCGGATTGACGGCATGGTAGCAGATGGGCTCCCTGCTATAAGAATCGGCGGTGATCAGCAGACCAATTACGTGAGGTTTAAGAACGGAGCCCAGGTGATTATGCCTGCAATTTCAACCCTAAAGATGGTTGATGATCATGTAGGGCAACAATACACCGAAATTGGAATTGACGAGGTTACGACCTTCCCATTTTTCTATTCCATGGTTGATAAGCTGAAAGGCTCGAACAGATCCGCCCATGGAGTACCCTGCAGGATGTTCGGAACTGGAAACCCGGGAGGCCCAGGACACAACCAAGTTAAAAACTATTTCCAGCTCGGCGCCTCATTCGGGGTTAAACCGGAATCCGTTATCACGGACGCCGATGGGCAAACCAAGATTTACATCCCTTCCTTCCTCGACGACAACAAAATCCTATGCGAGTCAGATCCGTCCTATGTAAACAAGCTCAAATCGATCAAAGACCCCGCTTTACGAGCCGCTTGGCTGGCCGGAGACTGGGATACATACATCGGGCAGGCATTCCTCTTAACAGAGGCGCATATCATCGATCCGATCCCCATAGAGAAACATGCGTATATGTATATGACCTTCGATTGGGGATACGGAAAACCGTTTTCAATAGGTTGGTGGTGGGTAGATGGCGAGGGGCGCGTATATCGTTTTCTCGAATGGTACGGATCAACTGGAACGCCGGACGAAGGCTTGCGTTTAACAGATTCAGAAGTGGCCGACGGGATCATAAAGCGCGAAAAAGACGCGGGAATATGGGGAAATGACAAGCTAATCCGCTTGGCTGGCCCTGATTGCTGGTCCAAGAAACCGGATTATAAGGGCGGAGGCCAGGGACCGAGCACCGCTGAAACTTTTGCGGAAAAAAGAATCTTCCTAACAAGGGGCGATCCGGCGCGGACTCAGAAAATACAGCAGTTTAGAGAGCGCATGTATGTTCCGAGGGATGAAAGCGGAAAGCAGATCGACAGGCCCATGCTCCAAGTTTATAGAACTTGCAGGCACTTTATTGATTTAATACCGGCGCTTTCCATGGACGAGGACAATATGGAGGATATCGATTGTTTTGTTGCCGGAACGCTCATATCGACTCCAACCGGATTGGCTGCAATCGAACAACTAAGGGCGGGCGATTTTGTTAATACCCCTATAGGGCCGAGAAAAATATTAAAAGCTGGCCTGGCAGGACAGGACGAAACCATCAAAATAACCATGTCGAACGGGGCAACCCTCGAAGCAACCCAAGACCATAAAATATTTGTAAATAATTGTGGACTTCTTCCTCTGTGTCTGGTATCATCAGGCCAAACACTTTTACAGGAAGGAGACGCCTTATGCCAAATCAACAAATTGTTTTCGGAGGAATCAAGTTTACGAAGCGTGACGGTAGAAGATATTTCGAATGTCATCCAAGCCATTCCGATACATTTGGGACAACATTACTCCACCGAGCAGTTTGGATTACTATTAACGGAGTCATTCCAGAAGGATGCCATATCCACCACAAAGACCACGATGCCAGCAACAACAGCATTGAAAATCTGGAACTCGTTTTTGCGGGAAGCCATGCGAGACAACACCACAAAGAAAGAATTGGAGCCGGTGGGGATCTCAACAAGTCTCTTAAAAATTGGAGAAATAGCAGGGTGGGGAAAAGGATTCTTCGGGGCAACATTGAGAAGTGCCGCGCAAACTCTCCCATTCGAGAACTTGCGTGCGCTAATTGTGGCAAATCTTTTACAACCCGGCATCCAACAAAAGAACACTGTTCCGGAACATGCCAAGAAGCCCACTCAGGGACAAACAAACAATGCCCGGTATGCGGAAAATCATTCAGGGCAAAAAAACATAGCACCAAAGAAGTCAGAACTTGCAGTTATAAGTGTGGTTGGGTTCTCAGAAAAGAAGCCGGTCTATTATCTGACGGTTGAGCAGGCGCACCTCTTTTATGCTAATGGGATATTGTCAGCTAATACCGATCAAGAAGACCACATTTATGATGAATCGTGTCACGTAGTTATGGCGAGACCTCTCAAATTGAGAATTCCTGAAAAGATGATGACATCCGCCCAGGCCCATATAGCCATGATCGAGAAACCGATTCGGGAAGGATACGCGGCGGAAGCAATAGCTGAAAAAATAATAGACGAACAGTTTTGGATGCACGAAGCAAATAAAGAGGACGTCGGAACGACGTATAGTGATGTCGATGGATATTAATAAAATGTATTTTGCCCTGGCCTTACTTAATATCGCTTGCGTATGTCTCGGTTTTTATCTTGGAAGGATCACCCAGGATAAAGCGCGCGGCCCCGCGTTACCGAGAGTCTTTCCGGAGAAACCTGCGGAAGCCGATCAGGATTTGTATTATGATGCCATGTATGGCGGGGAAGAAGAAATCATTCAAACCGTTGAGGCTACAAAATGAGTGAACTAATAGTCAAATGCGAACTATGCGACGAGATTATCTCTAAAACAACCGAGGAAGCCCTCTCGTTTCCAATGACAGGCGCTATGTTCCAATCGCCCGACCCGGAACACGGGATTCCGGTCCCGTTCGACCCTATCCTCTCATGGGAGGATTTCAGGTGTCCACACGGCAGAACGCATCGACCATTCATAAGCCAAGAGGTAATATCGACAACTACAGGGCCTTACAGAGTGTCAAAAAATGGCGTACCCGGCGAATTTGTTGACAAAAGACCAGAAATCGACCGCGAATCAGTTATTGACAGGACGATTGTGCCGACAGACGAACAGGCTGCATCGATTGTGCGGGCCGAACTGAACGAAAACAAGGCGCCCGAAAAGAAACCAAACGCCCAAGATCTGATCAAATGTGACGTTTGCGGGAGAAGTTTCCAGCAGCGAGGGTATTTGTCTCATAGGAATTCACATAAGGATAAAGAATAATGCCTGATAAGAATCAAAGCTATGAACTCTTGCCGCCCGAAGGGGATAAGAACGTCGGCAAAAAGGTTTTCCAACTCCTTGCGGTGATCCTTAACGACAAGGTGCGTCTCGGCCTCCATGAGAAATGGAACAGGAATTATAAGTTACGTCGGAATAAACATTGGAAAACTAAAACGTCGGCGAGCCTTCCCCTGGTGAGCGCCAATATAACCTTTACGCATATCCAAAGGACAACGAACACCCTCACCGATAACAACCCGACCTTTAACGTGGCCTCGGTTGGTAAAGTCGAAGAGGACCAGAAGGATGTTTGCCTCGATCTGCAGCGATCCGCCGAACATTGGTGGCTGGACCAGGAACAGCAGGATAAACTCGAAAGCTCGGTTCTAAATGGTGAGACATACGGCGTATGTATTGAGAAGGTTGTCTTTAACGAGGATCTTGAAGGGGGCCTGGGGGATGCTCAAACCGTTATAGTCGATCCGTTCTATTTTGGTTGGTATCCGGTAGCCCTGAAAGATATCAGCGAGTTACAATCGAGCGAGGCCGTAGTCCACTTTTATCCTAAAAGCGTTCGAAGGATGCGGGCGAAATACCCCAAGCTGGCCAATAAGATAAAACCCGACAAGGAAGTTTTAAAGGATCTCAACGACGACAGGCGGGATATCAACGCCCAGGGCGACAAGAAAACGAATAACATGCTTGTCACTATACAGACTATCGTAAAAAGTATCTCGAACTTTATATCAGGGGGCGAGTCTCTTGACGACGAGGAAACCGTCGTGTGTGAAATGTGGGTAAGGGATAACACCATGGTAAAGGACGACAAAACCCAGACCGACGGAATAGGAAACGAATACCTGATTGAAAAAATGAAATATACCGGTGGGATTCGATATGTCCTCGCTTGTTCTGGCGGCGTCGTCCTGGAAGACAAGGATAACCCGAACATAAATTCATCCATAGGCGAGGATGAAGCCAGGCAGACATATCTTTATGATAAGTTTCCGTTTTACGGCGCCAACTCGGTAAAGGATACGGCGAGCGCCTGGGGAATAAGCGACCTTGAACAGCTCGAAGCCCTGAATATGGAGCTCAATAAAAGCCTGTCTCAAATGGTGCTGGAAAAGGATAAGTCGGCCAGGAGAAAGATAATAAATCCGAAGAATTCGGGAGTTGAGAATAACGAATTCACTAATTATCCGGGCATAATCAGACCGACAACAGCGGAGACCGGCGCCGGGATCAGATATCTGGAATTGCCTCCATCGAGTATTGATATCGAGAAATCAATAACCTTATTCAAGGATCTATTCTTCCTGATAGCAGGCACGTTCGATCTGGACCAGGCCCAGGTGGGAAACAACGTCATAGCTTATAAAGCGATCGCGGCCCTTCTTGAACGAGCAGCAACAACAATGAGAGGGAAAATCCGGTCATACGGGAGGCTTATCAGGGAAAGAGGCCGGATGTATATATCCCATCTCCATAACTTTTATACGGAAGAGCGCTGGATATCTTATGCCGAGAAGGACGGAGAGCAAACATCCAAGTCAATAGTCGGAACCAGACTGATAACACCGGCGAAACTTACGGTTGTTTCCGGATCAACCCTACCTATTTCGAGAGTGCAGCAGCGCGAAGAAGCCCTCGAGCTATTTAAGGGAAATGCCATTGACCGGCAGGAACTTCTTGAAAAGCTGGATTGGGGCAATAGGGCGGAAGTCCTCAAAAGAATGAACGCCGGTCCTCTTGGGAGCGTTATAAACCAGATGGAACAAGCCGGAATACCGCCTCACATCATGGAATATATCAAGAATATCATCGAGATAGATCCTAAGAAGCTGCAGGCAGCTATCGAAAAAGGCCAGTTCCCATCATTCGAACAGTTTATGACCGAATTCATGCAGGAGAAAATGCAGGGCGAACCACAGGAAAAACCCGAAGACGTTGAAACAACCAAGGCGCGGGCCGAGGTTAAAAAGCTCGAAGCAGAAGCAGCCCTCACGACGGCACAGATCCAAACAGAAGCCGTAAAACAGGAGGTCGCGCTCGCCGGTGTTGATTTTGACGAACAGCAAATGAGGATTAAGAGGGCCGAGTCTGTTTCGAAGATGGAGAGCGATATCAAGAGCCACAAAAGGGAAGACGTCAAGACAGGTGCGGATATAGTCAGCAAATTAACCAATGATCCCGGTTTCGTAGATCGGGGAACCAAAAGCGATAACAAGCTGTAATGTAAAAGGAGATTAAAATGGCAATACCGACACAGAATCCGGGCGCGACAAGCGCTATGCAGGCAAAACTTTCAGCAATGAGAGGTGGACCGCCAGTACAGGCAGCAGCACCGGCCCAGGAAGCTCCGCCAGAGGGGAGCCCGATCGACACGGCAAAGATGCACCTGGTAGAAGCCCTCAAAGCACTTAACGCCATGGGAGAGGCACAGTAAATGCCTATTTATGATTACGAATGTAAAAAATGCGGAGTCTTCGAGTCGATAGAACGAATAAATGACACCTGGACGAGCTGCCCGACATGCGGAAAGAACTCGAAGAGGATCATAAGCATGGGCGGGGTTAATATAGCAAATGAGGACGCCCTTCATGTCAGACAATCAGCGGAAGCCTTGCTCGATAAAGAGTCAGCCGCCAGAGATCCAAGACCGCACGCAAGAGATCTGGCAAAGAATCCGACCAGATCAAACCTTAAGAGATACCTTAAGGCAGAGGGGCTCAGATATGCAGAGAATGAGGGCGGAGCCCCGCCAAGATACCGGAGGCCAGAGGGGCCTGATTCCAAAGCAATCACTAATGATCTGTATAAAAAGCACCGAGAGCGAGAGGCGATAGAAATCAGATAATGAGTGAAGACGCAAAACAAATATGCAGAGTGTTGATAAGGGGCTTTAAAATGATTGTAAGGTTGTTGGAGGAATTGGTGGAACAAAAATAGCCCATAAATAACTGCCCCTATCCCTCGAAAGACGCATAGGAAGGCAAGTCAACCGCGCCACACACCAAGGCCCCGTTGAGTCAGAAAATAAACATCTGATTTAACCGGGCCTTTTTTTATTCAACCAATAAAGGAGAAAAAACAAATGTTACCAGAAGAAACGAAAACAGACGACGCTAAAGGAACCCCTGAAACTGCTCCCATAGTGGACGCGGACAGGGCCGGAATATCGTCTATTCCGGTTTCGTTGATGTCAAGTCCGGATGCAAACGCAGCGATTGTATCAACAGTAGATCAATCACCAGTTAAGCCAGCAGCGGACGCAAAACCGGTCGGGGCGAACGACCCCGAACAAGGCGGAGACGATACCGAAAGGTACGATAAGATCCCCCGCTTTAAAGAAATTATCGGCGAACGAGACCAAGAGCGAGAGGCCAGGATAAGGGCGGAAGCGAAACTTGAAGCGCTTACGACTATGCCGGCAGCTCCCGCGAAAGCCGAAGCCGAGAAGCCAGCCACCGAACTCCCGTTCAAGGACATTACCAAGATGTCACCGGAAGAGTTAAGGGAATGGATGGAGGAAGATCCGGTTGGCTATGAGGCCAACAGATTTGCTCAATTTCATTATGAGAGCAAACAACTCTTGGAGCAGGAAGCCATAAAAAAGGCAACCGTTGAGGGAATGGACAAAACTTTCAGCGATTATGAAAAGGCAAACCCGGATTTCAAAAAGATGTGGGATTCCGGAGAGCTGGAAACATACATGAAAGCTCACCCAGGCCACAACGCGATTTCTGCCCATAAAGAGCTGACGGAAGCGACAAGGGTAAAGGCGGCCGTGGATGATGCCGTCGCAAAGGCAATTAAAGAAACCGAAGCGCGGGTAACTAAAAACTTCCAGGCAAAGCGGAACGCCACGGTTTTAACCGATGGACCCGGTGTTGCTCCTGGGATCACTCCGGACGCTTCATTACAAAACACAAAACAATTCGGGGGGTTTACGCGGATTATGGCAAACAAGTTAAGCCAGATGCGCCAAAATCCGCAGTAACGGCCTCCATGATTCCAAAAAGGAGATCTTGAAATGGCACTTACTTATACAGAAATGGAAGCAATAACCGCTGATTACTTTATTGCTGACAATCGGAAAGCGATCGACATTTATTTTAACGACAGCTTTTTCATGGACCTGTTCATGAACAACAAAAAAGGTCTATGGGAAAGACCGAACGGCGGGAAGAAGATCCGCGTAAACCTGTCTTACGACGGGCAGGAAGGCGGGTTCTATTCAAAGGCATCAACCCTTTCTTCCGACGACAAAGAATCTCTCAACTCCGCGTTTTTTCAATGGAAGCATGTTTACGGCAATGCAACCGTCCACAGGCTTGACGAACTGGAAAACGCCGGGGCCTATGCCGAGGTTCAGTTAGTCCAGGCGAAACTCGAAGGAGCACAGAAAACCGCCCGGAAGAAAATCGCACAGCAGATCTATTCGGCCGCAGGCGACGGCGCCCTCGAAATTACCGGCTTGAGGTCCCTCTGTTATGGGGCAGCGGCCACAGCATACGGCGGAATAGCCGAGAACGACCTTGTTGCTGCAGACGGGACAAAGCCCTGGTCGGCAGAAAACACAACCACGACCGAGGCGATAGCGCTATCGGTTATCCGGACCCTACGATCCGGCGCAAAGATCAGCGACGGCCCCGGAGGAAAACCCGATATCGGCCTCACAACCGAGGCGCTGTTCAATATCGTTTCTGGCATCTTACAGGTCCAGCAGAGATTTACCAAGGACACCTCAGTAAAAGCCGGATTCACGCACCTTGTATTCGAGGAAATGCTGATCGCTGCAGACGATTATTGCCCGTCAGGATATCTCTTTGTCCTGAATAGCCAGTACATTGGTTGGGCTATCCACGAACAGGGATATTTTGCAAGAACACCCTGGGGGGATCTGCTTCCTTCCGGTACACCGGCAAAAACGCTCAAGATCTTTTTCGATGGGAACCTGATCTGCTCAAACAGAAAGGCTCACAAGTCCCATAGCAATTTGAGCTAAACGGCTTTCGTTTTTAATTTTATACACTTATAGCCGGGGCAACTCCCTGGCTAAACCTTAACATAGGAGAAAAAGACAATGGCTAATCCTTTTAAAACACAGGGCTGGAATCAGGGCCTTTACGAACAATCAGCAACCAAGAAGGAAACTCTTGGGGCGTTGAGATTTACGGCAGACGGCAGATCTTTCCGGTATGCAAGAGCGAGCGGAGCACTGGCCGCAGGCAAAGCCTGTATTATGGCACCAGCGATTGCAAACCATATCAAACAGGCGAATACAGGCTACACTATGGCGGTCGGCGATATGTCGGTCAATGTCCTTATCGGAGCAACAGCCCTCACAGCAAATCAGTATGATGACGGATATTTGCAGATATATGACGGCGCAGCGGCAGCAGTTGGCCAGCAGATGATGATCTCGTCTCACGGAGTAAGCGCCGCCGGGTCTGAAGCTGTATCTCTGAATCTTGCGGAACCTGTCAGGGCGGCGGTTATAGCGACGGATTCTTTCGCGCTTATTCCGAACCCGTGGAGCGTGGTTTCCAACACAACGGCGCTTGCAAACGGCTTCGCCGGTATAGCTGTGATTGCCGTAACAACCCTGTATTATTGCTGGCTTCAAACTGGCGGCGTCGGTTGCGTGCTTAACCAGGCCAACACTGCTCTGGGATCTAACATCAACCTGTCAGCAACGGCGGGAGCGCTTGAAACATCGGCCGGCTACACCTCGCCGTTCATCGGTAACACGATAGGCTTTGCGAACGTAACGGCAAAATACAACCCGATATTCCTGGGTCGTTATTAACCAACAGTCAACACATAAAGGGCAGGGGGAAGCCCCTGCCTACCTACGGAGGATATAATCATGGCATTTTCAGCAACCAAGACAGGCGAAACCGTATTCGGTGACAAGCGAGTTACCTATGGCACCTGGGACGGTGGCGGCGAGACGGGAGGGAATATCAATACCGGGCTTCATCATTGTGAACATATTTCGTTGACCGCAAAGGGCGGCGCAATCGTTGCAGACGCCCCGACCGTTGACGAAACCCTTCCATGCGACGGATCGGCGGTAACGATCATAGTTACATCGGATACCGACGGCTATTGGATGGCTTTTGGCGCATAACCAAAACGCATAACTAAAAAAAGGCGGTGTAAGATGGCGCTTACAGTAAACTCTAAAACTTTCTCCGTCGTAGGGGACAAGGCCCTTGTTATTGCGGATATCGCGCTTGACAGCTCCTACCCTTTCGGCGGGGAAAGTGTAAATACAGATCAGCTTTTCGGGATTCATGCGGTCGAGGCGGTTATTTTAGAAGCCGCTAAGGGCTATTCTTTGCAGTACGATTATACAAATAACAAAATCAGGGTCTTTGCCCCCGCTCCCCCGATTGTTAAAGAGGAAAAGCTCACGCCGTCAAGCGACGTGGTGGCATTGAGATACCCGGCGGCGTTCATTATGAATATCGCGCGGTCGGAAAACAACAAGAAATTCAGATCTACAGGAATAGCAATCGCGTCTCTCTCCGATGATGAATGTTGCCTTGTCTCACAGATGGAAGAAGGGAGCAGGACGCAGATCCGAGTCAAGGACTATGATCGATTAGCAGGAGACGGGGCGTTTACCGGCGGAACAACAAACTGGACGTTTAACGCAACGCCCTGGACCTACGGCACAAACAACCTCGAAAAAGACGCGGGCGGAGTAAATGCGCTTACGCATGACAACTTTGCCGCTGTTATTGGGAGAACGTACAGATTAAGCCTCTCTCTGGCCAAACAGGGAGCAGAGGCAGAGGTTATCGGAACCATCACTCCGACACTCGGAGGCACCGCTGGCGCGGCTACCACAGCAGACACGACAGGCACATATACCTGGGAAATTACCGCCACGACGACAGACGGCCTTTCGCTGGCACCTTCCGATACAGGGCGTTTCGTTCTCGACGATATTAAAATCTATGACATCACAGAGCCGGTTTATGTAACTTATGTTACCCAGGCATGGAAAGAAGTATGGGAAAACCTGGTACAGGATGAATCAGTAACTCTTGCAAGCGGAGCAACCTCTTCTCTTGCTAATGCGGCCGTTGCCGTTATGTATGCGGATAGGACTTCGGCGACAGCAAAAGCCCTAGTGATTATCGATGAAGACGATACCGCTGCTTCCGGAGAAGTGGCAATTTACATGAACCAGACATTAACCAACATCAAGGCCACTCATGCCGACGAAAACGCAAAGGTCGCGAAGTTCACCTATATCAAAAAGCCTGCATCCGGTTTTCTTGCGGACAGGGTGTTCGATAATGAGGCAGCAACAAAGGCCGGCGGAGATCCTTACACGAATACATTCGATTATCCTATCCTCATATGGGGTTATACCGGACAATTACCGGTCAATGGCGGAACAACTCAGGTTCTAATCAATTACGCTGGTACTCCGGCTGCGGGCGAAGCGGTTATTGATTGGTACAACCCCGGGACAAGAGGCGCGGGAGCCCCGGCTGCAGGAACTGTAATCGGTCTTAAGTCAGACCTTACCGGAACAGGGGCGGGAATATGGGGGGTTGTGTCAGATATTCAGAATCTTCAACCGCTGGAAGTCGCGGACGGCATAGATCTTTCAGGGCTCTCTTCGGTCCGCATGATATTGATTGGCACATAAGGAGGTAATATTGCCATGACTCAAATCAGAACAACAGAATCAATATATAATATCGACAGGGCAACCGGCGCGGCAGCTATCGCCAAGACAATAGCCCCTGGGCGTCCATGGGAGCTTGAAAGTATCCGGGTACATCTTTCCGCCGCTGGTGGAGCTGGCAATTTGACGGCCATAATTGATAACGGCGTCGGTGCTGCTTATGACCATAATTTGCTCACGCAAGACATGACGGCCGTAACCGATCTTACATGGAGCCCGGATACTCCGATGCTGTTTTCAGAGGATGATGAACTCGATATCGCCTGGGCCAATGCCGGCACCAAGACCTATGGACTTGAAATAGTCTATAAAACTTTTTAGGGGAAAACGACTATGAAAAAGACATTCATTATTGTTTTAATTGGGCTGGCTTGCCTTATAACGGCTCCTTCTGCAAACAGCGAGACTATAATTAATGGGGTCAAGGAGGGTGGCACTGTCACCGAGTCGGCAGTCTCCGCCATAAACCACGCTGCAACCGAAAAAGCTAACCTGGTCAATGCAGACGAAGTAACCGGGCAGGATTCAGCGGATTCCTTTAATCTGATTCGTACTACTTGGACTTCGGTTAAAGCGTTTCTGAAAACTTACTTTGATGGTCTTTATGCAACCACAGCCAATGAGACCTTCACAGGTACACACACACTTCCATCAATGGCTTTCACACCCTTAACCGAGGCCCCTGCCTCACCCGTAGCCGGTACTTGGTACTATGCCGACAACGAGGATCTCGGATGGGACCCGATTAACTACGCCGGAACAGCTAACTACTGGGTGATTTATGACGGTGCGAATTATATCGGGATTATAGATGAAGACGGGGTGTGGCTGATAGAATCCATTGCCCTTACCCCCATAACTTTTAACGAATCAGTTGAACCATCTACAGACAATCTGACAGCCGCACAATTAAGCAGGGGTTTTGTAAATAACTACGGACAGGCCGCAGCCGCTACTCTCACGCTTCCAGCAGCAGCAGAAGGACTAACCTTCGTTGCGATTGTGGGAACCAAAGTGGCTCAAGACTGGATATTCGATGGCAACGGAGCAGAAACGATATACACAGATATAAGCGGAACGCTCACGGCTGGCAGAGCTGGAATAAAGTGTAACAATCAGGAAGTGGGCTCTCGGATGTCCTGCGCTACTTTCCAGACAGGGGCGGCTTCTTATTCTTGGGTATGCGGGTCAATTTCCGGCACATGGACAGCGGTTGCACCTTAAGGAGGTAATATGAAAAGAATACTGCTTTCAATCTTAATAGTTTTGATGCTGGCGAGTCCGGCTTTTGCGGCCAGTTATTATGCTCAAAAATCTGGAAATATCAATGCAGATGATGTGTGGTTTGATGCTCCTACTGGCGGGTCTGGTGTAACCGGAGCAACGGCTCTTGCTGGAACGCATGACCTTTATGCTAACTCTTTCACGGTGACAATCAACACCAGTTTTTCAGCGGCTAAAATATCGACAGAGGCGGGGCCAGCACCAGGAACCGCAACCGGAACTTTCAACACGGTAATCTCAACGCCGGTTACAATCACAGCGAATATTGTTGCCGGGGGGTCAGCGTGCTTAGTGCCGGTAAATAGCACAGGGAATGTAACTGTTGTTGGAAATTCGACAGGCGGTTCTGGAGCAAACACTTATGGAATTAACTGTGGAAATGGAAATGCTATTTCGTTGTCTGGCACAGCCACAGGCGGCAGTAGTGTTTCAAATGCGGCTGGAGTTTATCAAGGTTCGTCTGGAACAGCTTTACTTAATAATGTGACTGGAGCTGCTTCTTATGGACTTTATTCTATTAGCGTAGGAACGGCCAGTGTTACAGGTACGGTCACTGGCGGTTCAACTGCTGGTTCAGATGGCATAAGAGCCCTTGGGACTGGCGCAGTTACAATCACTGGCAATATTGTGAATACTGCTACTGCGGCAGGCGCAAGTGGAAGAATTACATACACTCCTGCCAATAATACAAAATATATCAGGTACGGAGATGTATATTATTCCGCAGGGCTGGGAAGCGATGTGGGCGGAACGGCCATTACCGGAGCCAATACGGCAGCTAAGGTGGCTACAGGAACTTACTTTGTAAAAAAAGATGCTGGTGTTTATACGCAAGGTGCAGCGGCTTCTGGCGGAGGTGGTGGAGCATGGGGATTTTAAAACGAATATATATTGTGCTGATTATCCTTCTCTTTGCGGCAAACGCTTATGCGGCTTGTACCGATAATGGCGGAGGCGTATGGACAACGGATGGCAATGAATCTGCCGATGTTAATGAGTGCATAACGGCTGCAAGTGCAGGTGATACGATAAATGTCATAGCTGGTGATGGTGCGGCTACGTGGGGGGCTGGTGCTGTAGTCATCCCTGGTAATAAGCCGATCAATCTTATTGGGCCAGGGAGTGCAAATTTAACTGTTACTGTTAGCGGTGATTATGTAATTACAATTGAAGACTACAGGGGGACACTTGAATCTCCAGGCGCAAGAATAAGCGGATTTAAGTTTTTTACTACCGGTGGTACTCCACCAGCATATAGGTCTATTTCTGCGAAAGGAACAGGATGGCGAATTGACAATAACTATTTTGAATCAGACCATGCAACGAATACCGGCACACAACATATCCAAGCTACAAGTACTGCGGAAGGAGTCGTTCCAACTGGGCTTATAGACAACAACACATTTAAGCGTGGGTATGTTGTTTCAACTGCTCCAAGGACATTTACACTTGAATCTGGAACTTGGTATGCCGACCCCGGGCTTGGCACAATAGACCATGTATATATTGAGGATAATCATTACATAAATGACCTAACAACGACAACAATGATGGCTGCTGATTCTAATAGGGCAGGTGGGTATGTCCTCCGATATAATACTTTGGATAGCACAGGAACTATGTCACACAGCCTTCAAAATCCTGAACGCACAACAAGAATGTGGGAGATTTACGGGAATAGATTTAATTATGGTAGTTATTCTGGAGTTACTCCTATATTTATGGGGGCAGGCGTTAGCGTAGCTTTTTTCAACAGCATGGACTCTGATTTTGCATATTACATCCAACTAAAAAACGACAGGTCAACAGTCACAAAACCAACGGTAGGAGCTTGTAACGGTTCTTCTGGGTGGGACGGGAATCTCCCTATAGATAACGCAGATTACTATGGGGATGTCCTTACCGGTTCGGACACCCACACAGGGGCAGATGATAGTGCAACGCTTATAGATAGTTCCAAAAGTTGGGTGCCTGATATTTTCACTCCCGCTTCATCAATAAGAGTCGGGGCTACCATCACAAATACTACAGCAGGAAAAGGGTGGTCTTGTATTACGACAGGCAATGATGGAACCACCATCACTTGTTCATTAGCAGAGGGACAAAATTGGGATTTTGGTGATACTTATACAATCTCCGATGGTTATCCTTGCCGTGACCAAATAGGCAGGGGTATTGACGAATCGCACTGGACAACTTATGCTACCCTTCCCGGCCCTGTCCAAACTTCATTACCATCATATTTCTGGCAGAACAGAAAAGATTATAGTGGTGCATTGACTGATGAAAGAGTGATTAATGGTAATTTAGCCCATATTAAGCAGAACAGAGATTACTACAGCATGGACGATGATGGTGTAAGATGTGGACCGCTTGCGGCGATACCGGCTACTTGTACAACCGGACAAGGGTATTGGGCTACTAATCAATCATGCTCAGATTTAACAAACATGGTCGGTCAAACCCCTGCAACGCCTATTTCGGGGTCACTCTATAAATGCACGGCCACAGATACTTGGTCTGAAACTGCCTATTATACTCCTTACAAATACCCTCATCCGTTGAGAGATGAAGCAGCAGGGGACATTACAGCCCCGACTCTTTCATCTGCAACGGTAGACACAAATGGAACAACTTTTACAATGGTGTTTGGTGAGAATGTTGTAACTACAATAAACACAGGATTTACAATCACTCCATCAGGTGGAGCGGCAACGCTTACTTATGCCTCCGGTACAGGGACTGCCTCTTTGGTTTACACGATCAGCAGAACCATTCTTGATTCAGAAACTTTGACGATGGGTTACACTCAGCCCGGAAATGGCATAGAGGATTCGGCTGGCAATGATTTAGAAACAATATCAAGTGGGGCAGTTACGAATAGTTCTACTCAAAATAACAACGCAAAATCATCCGCAGTATATCAATCCGGCTGCATGTCTGTAATATACCAATCTGGAGGAATGACAGGACAATAACAATCTAACTAACTGAGAGGATGCTGACTCATGGACACACTCTGGATAAGTATTTTAGGCGTATTCTTAGGAGCTTTATTTGGCCTGAATGGCTTCTTGCTTTCGGACATTAGGAAAAAACAAGGAGAGTATTGCAATGCTAACAGGCAAGATCATCAGATTATTTTCAGCGAGTTAAAGGCTTTGCCGGGAACGTACAGAACTATTACAGAGTGTGTTGATAAGACAAAAAACTGCCATGAGAATTTGGAAAAGAACATTTCTATTGCACAAAAAGCGGCTGAGAATCTTTCGGATGAGCGGCGCGGTTCTATGCGTAAAACGATTGATGGATTGACAGACTGCTTTGAACGGCTTTCCGGCTGCATAAATAGATACACAAAAGGGGAGTGCTAAATGAGGCTATCCTACGCAAAAGGCTTCATCCTGATAATCGGTCTTGAAGGCAAAGACTCTGACGACCCACAAGATCCCGGAGGCTATACCCGGTACGGAATTTGTCAGAAATATAACCCCGAAGTTGATGTCAAGAATCTGACGCTTGAACAGGCAAAGAATATTTACTACCGGAAATATTGGGAGCCAGCCGGGTGCAACGATGTTCCGTATCCGATGGACATCTGTTTGTTTGACGGAGCTGTAAATCCGCAAAAAGGCGGGAACAAAGAAATACTGAATCAGAACCCCGAAAACTGGCAGGAGTTTCTCTTGCTTCGGGCGGTCAGGTACATGGAACATTCAAAAGATATTTATGTCAAAGGGCATGTGTTCAGGGTTTTGAGATTATTTAAATCCATTTACAGAGATATTCAGTCAATCGAAAAGCTGAAAGAAACAGGCTATTGACCATATTGCCGACGCTGGCAAAATGGTAAAGGAGAATCCCATGCTACACCTAATATTCCTCTTAATTGTAGTTTACGTCTTCATTTTGTGCATGTGTAAAGTTGCGAGTAAAAATAATTATGATTCCGATAGGTGACTTATGGATAATCTTCTCAAATGGTCAAACGATTGGTGGACTTATTTAATCTCCGTCTATACGATTACCATAGGTCTTATCCTGAGTTTCCTCGTTACTATCCTGAAATGTATTGCTGTATGGCATCCTGATGAACGGACAAATACCATTACCGGATTGTTAAGGGGCTGGATAGGCGGTTTCCCCGGAGCTTCAAAGTGGGACGGTCAAGAGGAACGCAGGAGGGATATTGCCCGACAGGAAATAGCCGTTGACCGAAAAGAGATTGCGATTGATAAGCAGGAGATAAAGGAAAATCAGGAGAAGCTATGACTCAAGACTTATTTCTAACCGATTTAAAATGTAAGGAGAATAATTCATGGCAATAATGGTTTCGGATCTCATAGAAGAAATACAAGACCAGATTCCGGCCGAGAGGTTGCCGGGATTATTTCCCGCGCTTAATCGAGCGATTAAAACGATTGCCAAAAAGCTGTATATTCTTGAATCGGATCTCCTGCTCGGTGAGCTGTCGGTCCCGATATTTGCGTCTATAGATTACGCGGCTGCAACAATAGGTTTTTCGAGCGGTGGAAACGAAAGCGGCGATACCATAGTCGATTCAGCCAGCGGGTTTGTGACAGCAGGATTTCAGGCCGACATGCCTATCGAAACGGACAGCGCTTTAAACGCAGGACCGCACAGGATTACGTCGGTGATCGCTGGAACAATAGCCCTCGATGATAGAGAGTCAAGATTAACCACTGCGGCGGAGGGATCGGATGTTACAATAACCTCTATCGCTGATTTCGGCTTTTTGCCCGATGATTTCTGGGGATTTGTCGGAGAGGAGCCATATATCGATGGCTATGTCTGGACCCTAAAGCCCCTGCCGAATCAACTGACCGCGCTTGCTTACACATCTGCGGGAACCCCAAGTTATTACAAGCTCAAAAACAACCGGATCTATGTGTACCCTGGAACAAGTACCGACATAACGATCAAGGGCGACTACTGGAAAAAACCCCCTGCTCTTTCGACCATGAACGATTATGTTCCATGGAATGAGCAGTTTGACGATGCAATATCTGAATATCTGTCAAAGGTCCTTATCGCGGGCGTTGCTTCCACCGATGCAGCTCTTCATGAATTTCTAAATGAATCCGTGTCCCTGATAACATCAAAACGAAGCGGGAAAGCTCCTGTAAAAATGCCCGGCGGCATCAATTACGATTTATATTAAGGGGGTTATTAATGGCAGCTCCAACAGCTCCAACCAAAACGACGATAGCAACCGAGGCCTTAACTCGGTTTCTCAATGGCGCATCCCCTGAAACTGACGAGATTACCAGGGCAGAGGATTATGGTCTTGAAAAGGTTAAACGAGATATTATGAATGTCGGACGCACCTGGCGCCCTCTTTTAAGAACCGTGTACGACATTACGGTTATCGGTGTCTCTCATTATGCGAACCCCGCTGATTTTGATTCTAATTATTCCGTAGGATACATGAGCGGAGATCATTCGGGGGTATTGGCAACCGTGACGAGCACCAGCGTTGTTGATCTTGCTGCTGCGGAGGACGTTACAAAGGCACAGGCAGAGGGGAAAAAACTACTTATTACATCCGGAACGGGCGTCGATCAGTCCCAGGTTATCGACGATTATAATATTACAACGAAACGGGCAACCATGGCAGCGGCTTATGATACTTTGCCGGTGACGGGAGACGGATACATCGTAGTTAATAGCATCGTTCCCTTGAGAGATATGATGTCAATCGCTCTTTATGATCGATATCAGCATCCTGGAATTGCCGGAACCCCGAAGCGATTCATCCACATACCGAATACAACGGTCGGAGAATTGGCCTTATATCCGGTCCCCGACGCGGTTGGAGGATTACAGCGAAGGTATTACGCCGATTTAATGCTGATTGATATCACGTCCGCTTTTTATTCGACAATATTAAGACGTTGGGCCGGAGTGTTCGAACAGGGGGTATATGTTTGGAAGCTCGGAGAAGACGACGACCGATATCAGGAGCAGAACGGGGTATATCAATCCATGCTGATTGCTATGATGGCAAACGATCTGGACGGAGTTGATAAAGAGGGGCTTAAAAGCGCTATATCCGGAGGCAAATAATAAATGGCATACAATGGATCACATCGGATAGTAAGTTGCGCGGGCGGCGGATTGGTGGGCTGGAATAGCATGACTCAAAATCTTCCGCCAAACGCCATGGTGCATCCGACGGCCAACATTATTTTTGAAAAAGGCGGCAGAAGGAAACGCGGCGGCACAGCTCACGTTTATAGTTCGGCCTTTGCCGGAACCCCAAAGATCCTTGGAATATGCGATTGCACTTTCAGCAATCTGACTCAATATATCGTCGTCGCGACAGATGATGGCGATATCTATAAAAATGATGCCGATAAAATATCTACGGGCCTTGGGACTACATTCCCCTATTCTTTCGCTTTTGGAGAAGACAAGCTGTTCATTGCGGACGGAGTTAACGAACCCCATGTGTGGACCGGGGCAGGCAACACCGCGGAGGTTTCAGAACCGGCTGCAGATTGGGCCGCAAGTCCGCCATTTCAAATTATGCTTCATGCTCGAGGCGCCTCAAACAGGATGGCCGCGATTAATAATACAACGCTCTATCTGTCAAAAAGCTATAACGCCGCCGGTGATATGGAGCTTTTTGTCACAAGCGCTGAATCCTTTTATATGGAAACAGGGGATGGTTACGGCCTGGTCGGGATGGACGAACTCGGATCTGAGCTTATAGTTTTTGGTAAAAAGAAAGCGTACCGGCTGGACGATTCGGATTTAAGTACGGCAAATTGGGGCTTCTCTCCGGCTCAATGGAGTGGCGGCGTCGCCCATTGGAGATTGAAGATAAAGATACCAACCGGGGATATAATCTGCATGGTTGACGACGGAGACATATACAGCGTTCAAGCCGCCGCCGAGTATGGCGATTATAAAGCAGCATCTCTCATACAAAACAACATGATACATCAGTACATAAAAGATAACATAAACCTGGCATATATAAATAATTTCCATTCTGTTTATTACCCTAACATCCGGGCTTGCGTCTTTTTTATGACAAGTTTTAACAAAACGACAAACGATACGGCCATTCTTTATTATATTGATCGCCCCGTAGATGAGGCCTGGATCGTACACAACAACCTTGTGAATCCTTCCGGGTATGAGGCTTTTTCAAGCGCGGCGGTCCGCAATAATACAAACGGATCGTTTAGCATATATACGGGAGATTATTCAGGGGAAATATGGAAACTGGACCAGGCCAACAGGAGCGACAACGGCCTGGCATATTATGGTGGCTTTACGGCGGCGTATGATGCCTTTGATGATCCGCGAAGCGATAAGCACATTAACAATGCCCGCATAACGATAGAGCCGAGAGGCGCGCATGACCTATCGATATATTCAGAAATTGACGGTAAGAATAAGGTTTATGCCTCTTTTCCTATGTTGCAAAGCGGAACGAAGCCTCTTGACGAGTTTGTTCTCGATACGGATATTCTTGGCGGAGAAAAAATACAAGAAGGAAAAATCAAAATCGGGAAAGTTGGGAAGCGAATACAATACGAAATGTTTAACTCCGGCGCAGATCAGGATTTCTTTATAAGCGAATATACAACCGATTTTAAGCCTATGGGGGCAAAACAGTAAGGAGAAAACCAATATGGGAGCAGAGCCGGGACGAGATGTATCGGGAAGGTTTGTTTGTGGAGAGAATCATCCTGGATGGGTAAATGGACTATCACACACAAAAGAATATGCGATAGAATATCATCAGAATTGGCGCAATAACAACAGGGAAAAACTAAAGGAATATTATCCGCCAGAGAAGAAAAGGGAAAGCTATAGAAAATATGCGGAAAAGTCCGGAGAAACCCTTAAACAGAAAAAACGAGCATATTACCACAAAAATAAGATTATCATTCTGCAAAACCATAAGACTCCTGCAGGAAGATATGCGGAATATAAAAGAGGAGCCAAGAAACGCAGTATTGCATTTGCTATTTCATTCCAAGAATATATGTCCTTTTGGGATACTAATTGTCATTATTGCGGAGGGGAAAACACCACACACGGAATCGACAGAATAAACAATAGTCAGGGGTATGAAATGCAAAATATTGTGGCATGTTGCGTAATGTGTAATTGGATGAAGAGGCATTTGAGTGTCGACGATTTTATTAACCATTGTAGAAAAATTATAATAAACTTAGGAGGTTAAGGTGGGCGCTAATTTTAGCAGAATAAAAACGTGGGTGGCCGAAGTTCTGACGTTTGCCGATTTAAACGCAGAGTTTAATAATATCCTCACGAATTTGACGCCTGCAGGAGTTGACGACGCCTCGACTAATGCTGCAGCTATGCAAACAACCGCAGATCCATACCCAGGAGGTGTTGCGTCCCTTCCGACAAGCCTTGAAGGCGAATTGCAGAGAATACGATATTTACTCGCGCAAATAACCGGAGAAGCAAATTGGTATGTCGATCCGGATGTTACGCTGGCGGCCGTTGCCGCTGCCGCAGCAGGATATTTAACTCCCACAACAGGGGTTGCTAAAGCCTTGTTTGATGCAAATACGATCTTGGCGGCCGACACAGACGACACTCCGGCGGCGCTGACGGTTGCCGAGCAAAGGATTGTCGGCAGAAAAACGGGGGGGAATATAACAGCCCTCACAGCGGCGGAAGTTTTGGGGATAATTGGGGATACTGTTCCGATAGGCACAATTATAACCTGGCCGACAGGAACGCCGCCTTCTGGATACCTTGAGTGTGATGGTTCTTCTTTGGACAGAACTACATACTCAGGGCTATTCGCTATATTGGGGGTTGTCTATGGAAATGTTGACGGCACTCATTTTAATTTACCTGACTATAGAGGAAGGTTCCATCGTGGATGGGCGCATGGACAAACTACCGATCCCGATAAAGCCACAAGGACAGATCGGGGCGACGCTCGGGACGGAGATTATGTTGGAACAAAACAAGCCGATGAACTTAAATCGCATTTGCATAATACCGCAAGCGGAGTTTCGGCTGGTGGGTCAACAAGAAATACGGCTGGCGCAGATAATTCCGGTAATGACAAAAATACGGATTCGACAGGCGGTAACGAAACGAGGCCGATAAACATCAATGTTATGTACTGCATAAAGTATTAGGAGGAACATGAAAATTTATCATTATGATCCAATAACGAAAGAATATGCCGGTGAATCTGACGCAAGGCTTGATCCGCTGGAAAGCAAAAAGCAGGGGGAAAATGTATATTTGATCCCTGCCAATACTGCCACCGAGAAGCCCCCCATTCCAAACGAAAACGAGATCGTGATGTTTGACAATAATAACTGGTCTTGTGTCGTAATACCAGAACCAGCAGACGAGAAGGAGGAGTTGTCGGAAGAAGAAAAGGAGGCGCTGGAAAGAGAGGCTTTAATCACTCAAAAAATCAGGGAGCTGGCCATTAATGCCCTTATCGAAGAGGGAAAACTAACAGAGGCGGGGGAAATAAAAACAAAGGGGTAGGGGGGCTCGACAATGACAAAGGACGGCCTGATAAAAATAATCAAACAGTATGGTTTTCCGCAAATGGTCCTTACGAGACACATGCGGAGTTTTATAGGGGCAGAGAGTTCCAGCGTTACCAAGGGAACGTATAACCATTTTTGCTGGCTTATAGATGAAAACACCATAGCTAGCCAGGATCTTATTTTTAAAATCGTTTCTCTCGATACCTATCTTCAAGGATTGCATATAGTCAAATTTGTTACAGATACCAGGTGGACGCTCGAAGCGAAAGCGAGGATTCTGGAAAAAATAAATACCGAACTGAAATATCATTGGTGGAAGCGAAGATATGATCCGCTTGCCATCCTAGGGCAATGGTTAGGCTGGAAATGGCTTCAAGACCCAAAGGCCGATATATGCTCTGATAAAATAAAGTTCATTAAAGACGAAGACCCGGATTATAACCTGGTATTCCCGAATCCAACAGACGTAAACGAATACCAGAAACAGCATCAAGCTATGCCCGAAAACAATATGCAGGGATACCTGGTTACGGGCCGATGGTTGCCGGAGGATTTATAATTAATGCGAGCAGAGCTATACAGAAAACACCTTTATTATAAACTCTTTCGGGCTCTTCAAGACGAAGGATACGAGGAAAGCCAAATGAGTTTCGAAGAGGATATCTGTTACGTTCTGCCAATAGGCTTTTTCTCTTTCAGGTTTGAGAATGGCCATCCTTTTCTTGTTCATTTTCTTATATTTAAGGAACACCGGAGCCTTAGCAATGCGATTGCGCTTTATCGTGTCTTTAGAAATATAATAGTATCCCTGGGGTTTGCGTCATTTATCGCCCTGGTCGGCAAAGAAAAGTTTTTTGAGAGCTTTGTTAAGTGGGTCGCGCGAGATAAGCGCCTTGAACCCTATGCGATACAAAATAATATAAAAATATTTTACGTCACTTGCAGGAGGTAGGTATATGAAAATTTACAAGAAGATTGTATTCAGCATCGATACAGGCGAGGTCATCGATGAAGATAGCTTTGAATATTCCGGACAAATAGCATTTTGCGGAGGCAGTACCAAAACCATTGGCTCTACCTTTTTCGATCCGCTTAATTTGAGTGGTGTGCGAACGCCGGAGGCTCCGGACGCCCCAGGCAAGACTCCGGCAGAACAAAAGCTTGACCAACAGCAAATCGACCTCTTGCAAATACAAATCGAGAACCAAAAAAAGCAGCAGAAACTTCAAGAGGAATTCGAGCCTTTTCAGCTTGAAGCAATGGGCTACAAGCGAGACATAAACGGCAAAATCCAGAAGATAGTAAAAGAGCCCGAACCGCCTACCCCGCAAGATATTTTATTGAACAAGCAGCTTGCCATGGCCGGCTTTTCTCCCACAGGGGAAAAATTAACCGAACAGCAAATGATTGACCAAATGAGCGAAAGCGAAAAGGCGGACTATGAATTGACAAAGATTTCCCGTCAGCGCCAGAAAGACGCCATTGAGGGCAAGATCCCGATCAGTCCCGCACTCGAAGAGGAGCTTGCAAGCGAAGAGAAACAGGCAACCGAAATGCTATCCCGCAAACTTGGGCCGAATTGGATGCTGACAACTCCGGGCCAGAAAGCCATGGTGAGCCTCAAACAAAAAGCCGAACTGCTGAGAGAGGAAGCCAGAAGGGGGCAGATAACTTCCGGCGAGGGGATTCTCGCGTCAAGGACGAACCAGGAAAACTTGAAAAGCAATATGCTTTCAGGAATTTCTGGAACCATCGGGCTTGCGGCTGATATAAAAAACAACACCTTGAACCAGAAGACATCTGAGCTTTCCAGGATGCAAGGCTATGTGAGTTCTCTGGGGGGTGGAAATGCGTTTGACAATTCCCTCAGTCTGTCAAGCAAGTATGCGTCTGAACGGGCCAACACTCAAAATCTTGCCATGCAAAAATGGACAACTCAACAGAACCAACAGAGTTCAAATACTTCGGCTGGTATGGCGGCAGCGGCAGCGGCAGCGGCTTAATACTATAAAGGAAAGGTTTAAATATATGAAGGACAAGATCGAATCAGCGAAAGAAATTATCAGCATGACGGACAAGAACTATAAAAACCCAATAATCTATACGGGTTTCGGAAAGGACTCCATCACCGTTTTACACCTATGCCGGGCCATGGGCTATAAGTGGGATGTGATGTTTCATCGAGATCCGCATTTTCCCAGGAAATACAGATACGCCAACAAAATTATTGATATGTGGAATGTGGTTTGCCGGGATTATCCGGCGAGGTCCACAAGCATCTTTTACCGGAATGACACCTTTGAGGTTGTCAGGGAATACGGCATAGGATACGGCGCATTGATCTTATGCGCCCTGCTTTACGCTCCGGATGAATACATAGAGGGTGAATATCTTTGCGGTCTCAATGATGTGTATCTTCAACCCAAGGGGTCTGGCGATTATATTTGGGATGTAGCCCTTGAAGGATTTAGAACTGTTGAATCAAAGCCCCACTCCGGAGGCCGGCCATGCGGTTTAAGATGGGTGAATAAACAGAATATCGGGAGTGCCGACGTAGTGTTTCCGCTTCATAACTGGACCGGCCAGGATGTTTATCAGTACATCATAGACAATGGAATCCCGATCAATACGGACGTCTATGATGTAAAAGACGGGGAGCTTGTTCCTAAGATTGATCCGAAAACGGGGAAGATAGACAGCACCTATAACCCGGATCGTCGGCCAGCCTGTACCGAGTGTATGCGCCCCGAAAACCCCCAAAGTGTTTTATGCCCTAAAAAAATGATGACAGTTAATAATGTGTGGGAATATCTCGTAAAAACAATAAGGCCGAATGATTTTCCGGGGTCTCAATGTGACGCGGAAAAGGATTGGTCGGAAAAAGGAGGAAAATAGTATGCCATTTCAAGCGCCGCATTATATTTATCCGACACCAGACACGCCTGATATGACGGGCGCAATAAAATCCGGACTCGCCATGGGGAGGACAATAAAAGCCGATCGCGTTCAGCAGGAAGAAAGGAAAAAGAAGGACGCTCTCGAAAAGGAGATAGGCGATATTTACAAAGAGGCCGAATCAAAACTCGCTGAATATGACAAAGAGAGTCCGCCGGCAGGACAGCGCGATCCGAAACAAGGAGAGCCTATAGCCGTCCAGGGCGCATCTCCCGAAGCTGTAAAAATGGCCGGTGTAACGCCTGAGCAACCAGCCTCAAACCTTCAAGCTGCAGCAGGGGTTACCGAGAAAGCAGCGGCACTTCCTTCTGCCAATAATAACAATAAGCGCCTTGAAATCAACGCGGATATGCACAATAAGATTATCGGAGCGTATATCAAACACGGTGACTATAAAAGCGCCGAGGAATTGAAATTAAAGTACATGTCCAATGTTGAGAAGTTAGCCACCCTCGATCCCGAAGCAGCGGAAAAGGTCTGGAATAACTCGTATCTGAAAAAGGAATTCGGCGGGATCGACTTGAAGAGCCTTAAAAGCGAATGGAAGGTGACGATATCAAAAGACGGTAACACAGCCCTGAAGGTCAACTCCAGGACCGGCCAGGTTTTGCCCGTCCAACTACTCAAAGACACAGACCAGGTTAAACAAATGAAAGAGGGCGATAGCCTTGTCATGATTAACCCCAAGGACGGCAAAGTATCAGAGATATATAAAAACTCTAAACCGGCCGGCGACCTGGACGCAGAAAAGACCTTTATTAAGGCAGAGACAGCAAAAGGAACAGCCCCAGAAGTTGCGGCTAAAAATTGGCGGGGTATTGTTGATGCTGGAAAGGCTAAGGGAAAGATCGGCGGAGCTGAAAAGAAAACGGCTCTTCAAAAGAATTTTGAGTTTCTTGTAGCCAGGGGAATGACAGACGCGGAAGCTATGTCGATTCTTGAACCTGGGAAGCTGTCAAAAACTAAATTTGTGGGCGGGGTATATGGAGCTATGGTTAGAAGCGGGGGGACCGCTGAAGAGGCTCAAAAGGCCGCTGACGAAGCCGGAGCATATTACGAAACGATGCCCGAAAAATCTTCCGCGCCGTCGAGTGGTGTTGTCACAAAAACAGCAAAAGGAAAGGAGCCGGCTGGAAAAGTGGATGTAGCTGCAGAAAGAGCGAAGGCTGACGCCGCAATAAAGATAAGACCGGATCAAGCCGGTAATATCAAAAAGAAATATCAGCAAATAACAGGCCAACCTTATTAATGTTTCAATGGAGTTGACATGCTTATCGATTTTTTGACCGGGCTATTCTCTTCTAAAAAGAAACCTGATTACACTAATCCCGAAGAAAATGAATATCTGCAGGATATTCCCGACGCTACCGATCCGGAGCAAAACGAATACCTTCAAGATTTACCGGAAGTTGTCACGAAGGAGCCCGAAGTTGTAACCCCAAAAGGCGGATACGACTTAACCGGGAAGGGTGGGAAGCTGTTTGTGCAGAGGCAGCCTATCGATTATGACATGGGCGCCGAGGCCGCGATCCAGGAGTCCGCCGGATTAAGCGGAAAAATGAAGGAAATCGCTGACGCCAATAAACCAAGGTGGCAACCAGCCGGGCGCCCGATATCCACCTTGACCGGCAAAGAAGTTCCAACGTCCGAAGAAAACTTCGAGACAGGCAATAAGAGGGGCTTGTTAATGATGTCTCTCCCTGCTTATGCGCTCGCCGCATTTACAAGAGGCGTAATTCCAAGAGCATTGGAAACGAGTGTCGGTAACGTCTATACAAAGACCTTTATGGGAAAAGATTATATTTCGCCTATTGACGAGGCGTTAAAAGCGTCAGGTAAAAACATACCGGGTGCCGGACCCGCGATTATTGGCACAGCGGCGCAACTGACCGGCGCCACCGTACCGATCAGGCTCGCTTTCAGGGCAGCAAACGAAATAATGGCAGCTATGGGCCTGCCAACCGACCTTGTTTTAAGCTCCGGATCAGCGGTCGAACAAATAGCCGCACACGCATTGAGGGGCGGAGCCGCAGGCACAATATACGGCGGAACAACACAAGGCACACCGGAAGCCATGAAAGACGACGCCCTGTTCTTTGCAGGGTTAGAGGGCGCCCTGGGAGCTACCGGCATAGCCTTACAGAAGATGGTTGATTCGAATTGGTTCAGGCGTCTTACCGTCAAAGAGCGCGGCCTTGTGGTTCAAAATCTGGACGACATGATAGCAAGGGGATATCCGGTAGATGATTTGCTGGATAAGGGTTTTTCTCCCGACGACCTGATTAAAAAAGGATTCACCATTGACCAGGTATTTAATAAGCAACCGGAAGGGGCGGCGGCCGCATTTGCCAAAGCAAACGGAATAAAATGGCCCGTTGAAAAGCCTCTCGTACCAAAACCCTCAATCGGTCCTGGGCTCAGAAGCAATCAGGCGATAAAGAGAGCGGAGATACTAAAGAGAGAGCTTAACCCTGAAACAAACCAGTTATATACCGAGCCTGAAATAGCGGCTATATTAGAGAAAGAATTCGCTCCCGCTGTAGAAACCGTTCCTGAAACCGCCGCTGCGGCCGATCCCAAGGCCCAGACCAAGCAAATATACGACGCTTTTAAGGAACAGGCCGAGACCGGTGCGGATATCCAGACTCTTATTTCTGGTAAAAATACGATTGTTTCACAGTTCCCGCACCTTGAAGATGAACTCAATAAGATAATAATCGATGCAAAGGCAGCCAAGCCGATAGTTCCTCCCGTTGAGGTCAAACCGGAAACTCCGGAAGAGCCCGCCATTCCTGAAAAAGAAAGACACTTGATGGGCCGGGATGAATTCATCCAGAACGCCAAAAACAAGTTAGGAAATAAGTTTCTCCCGGACGGATCGCCGTTTGGAACGGAAGGACAATTTACAATAGCTGCCGGTTCAGCTCATAGGGAATTCGTTAAACAGGCCATTGCATCCGGCGAATTAACCCCGGAAGACGCTGTTAAACTTCACAAGCAGGACTATTCAGACATTGAGACATGGCCGGAAATTAAAGCCCCGGAGAAACCGCTTGCCCCTGAGACTTCGCCAGACTCGACCGCCTCTTTCGAGCCACCAAAACAGGCCCAGGGTCAAGTGCTTTCTGTTCCGATTGAATCCCTAACCGTAGCGCCTGAAAAATTTCAATGGCGCCGGAATCTCGGACAAGGCGGAGTTGATTCATCCCTAAAACATATTAAGGTATGGAATCCGGATCTGGCCGGAGTTGTTGCTGCCTGGAAAGACCCTGCAGATGGGAAAACATATATTATTAATGGACATCACAGGTACGAAAGAGCCGCAGCGCTCGGAGTCAAAAACCTCGATATCAAATATATCAACGCGCCCGACGCAAAAAACGCCAAAATGATAGGCGCATTAATCAATATAGCAGAAGGACACGGAGAGCCGGTTGATGCAGCTATCGCCTTAAGGGAATCCGGGAAGACAGGGAAGCAGCTTGAAGAGGAATACGGCATATCGTTAAAGCGCTCGCTCGCCCAAAAGGGTTTTGCCTTGTCTAAACTTGACAGAGGAATTATAACCGCGATTCAAAACGGCGAGATCCCGGAAGAATGGGGCGTAATTATTGGCAATTCGATTGAGAGCGAAGACACCCAATGGCTTACTGTAAAATCACTTTTAAGGGAAAAGACAAAGGGCAGACGGATAACGGATCGTTTTGTCGAGGAATATACCAATGAAATAAACGGCATACCTAAAATAGTCCATGTTCAGAAGATCCTGTTTGGCGATGAAGTCACCGAGACCCCGATTATCGTAGAAAGAACCGAACTCCGCGAATACGCGGCGAAACAAATAGCCGAGGACAAGAGCCTATTCGGGCTGGTAAGTAAGTCTTCAAAAGCTCAAAGGCTTACCGAAGAGGGAAGCACCGTTGATGTTGACAGGAGCAAGAAAATAGCCGAAGATGCAAAGACAGCATCCGAGGCCCTTGCAAGATTCGCATCCATAAAAGGAATTATAAACGACCTCTTAAATAAATATGCGGAGGAATTAGCAAATGCAAAATCCACAGGAACCAGAAACGAAATCAAACAAAACTTCTATACCGAACTCCGAGCCGCAATTCCAGACGTTATCGCAGGACGATTGGAATCAGGTAGCGGGGGAGTTTCTAAGGATAGTGGACCCGAAGTTGTTAAACCAGCCGAAGAAACCGTAGTTGAACCGGATCTGTTTGGGAAGCCAGCACCGAAAGCCGAGGCCGAAAAAGCAAAATGGTACATAAACGCCGACGATAGGCCGATATTCACATACCCATCGGATGCCGTTGGGTATCGAGGCCCGTATTCTAAAAGAGAAGTATCAGAGCTTACCGGAACAGACTATTCCTATCTTGATAAAAAAGAATTGGGAAAGCCGGTTTATACCCCTGATGTTCCAGCAACCCCTACAGCCCCAAGCGTTCCCAAGGCGGCTTCACCAGATGACGCCAAACCGGAGATTAAGGCCGGGGAGGGTACTGCCAAGCCTGAAAGCCAGCCGGCAAAGCCGACAATGGAAAAGTTTGCCGAAAAAACCCCGGAGGAAAGAAAAGATGCCGTTGCTCTCGCAAAATCATTCACTCCTGGCGATAAAGTTTCATGGACTGACAGCAAGGGCGAAATCCATACCGGCAAAGTAGCAAAAAGACAAACCGGCTCGATAGGACAGGACTATCGGGATCAGGGACTTGTGCTCGTATCGACCGACGCAGGGAATAACACCGTATCCGCTGATCTATTAAAAAAGGAAGTTGAAGCAAAGCCGCCCGAAGCAACTCCCGCCAAAAAAGTAGGCGAAGCCCTCACGGATTCAGAGTTAAGCGATCTGTTTGATGAAGCAAAGACCGAGATAGCCGGGGATAGTTCCGAAAAGACCTATGATGCCCTGGCTGATATATTCAAAACCATCAAAGAGCCAGAGGCAGAGTATAAGCCGTCATTAATTGATCCGAACGTATATAAAGCCGTCAAGCCTCTCTTCCTTGAATCATACAATCAATTCTTGCCAAGTGGGCGCGAGGTAAAGGAATGGATCAAAGATATCATTCAGAAAATGGAATCTCGCGGCGTTCCCATGGAAAAGGCAAAACCGTACATCATTCATTTTTATCAGAATGACAGGCCGGTTGTAACAGATCAACTTCAAGCACTCAAACAGATAGCAAACAATAAGATTGCCGGCAAGGTTGCCGCATTTCTTGAAAGCAGCAAGGCTCCTTTAGATACAAATACCCTCTTTGGATGGGCCGATGAGGCGTTCTTTGGGACACAGGCGGAGGGCAAATACACTTCGAAAGATGCTTATGACGCCATGGAGCTTGGGATTAATAAGTTCATAGCCGAAAAGAAAGTTCAGGTCTCGCGGGAAAAATCCTATTCGTTCTTCGATCCAACCGAGGACGCACAATGGGCGAAGGGGAACTTAAGGGATTTAAGATTACAGGTAATAGAAAAGATACCGACGCAAACGAAACGCACAGCGGAAATGGATCAGTTTCAACAGTTTTCAACTCCGCCGACAATCAGCTATCTTGCTAATTGGGTAGCCAATATTCAGAACGGGGAATTGTACCTTGAACCGTCTGCAGGAATAGGCGGCCTCGCTGTATTCGGAAAACTCGCCGGAGCCAAGGTTGTTGTAAATGAACTATCGCCCCGGCGCAGGGATCTTCTTTTGCAAATGGGCTTTGACTTGGTGCTCGGTGAAAACGGCGAACAACTCAACAACGTCCTGCCTAAAGTCATAAAACCGTCAGTTATTGTTATGAATCCGCCGTTCAGCGCAACCGCAGGCCGGTTAGAAAAAACATCATCGACGGAAGGATTTAAGCATGTTGAACAGGCGTTAAAGAGGCTTGAGCCGGAAGGAAGATCTGTCGTTATCCTGGGCAAAGGGATAACCGAGACCCAGGCATTTAAAAAGTGGTTGACATCGTTAGGTAATGACTATACTTTAAGAGCAGACATAGGGATCTCCGGAAAAGAATATCAGAAGTATGGAACGACTTTCGGCAATCAACTTCTTGTGTTCGATAAAATCTCTCCGTCTGAAACAAAACCCACCATCACCGGATACGTTGAGAAGGTGGAAGACGCCATCGATCTTCTAAAGGGGGTGCGCGATGAAAGAATTAAAGGAAAACAGCTTACCTCTCAACAAGACATCAAGGGAATTTCTCAAGGAAGCGGGGGAGGCGCCAGACCCGTCGGATCTGTATTGCCTGCAACTGGCCTTATGGGGAGCGGAGAACGGCCTCAAGGTGGATTACCGGGTGCGAGACTCGATACCGATCCTAATGCAGCAATCGCCGGCCCTGGTAATGCAACGCCTGGAATCACCAAACCCGAACGACCCGGAGGAAACCTTGGATCTACTCGAAAACCACAAAAAACCGAAGGATCTGGCCTGGTCGATATTGGACAGGCTGACGGAACTACTGGCTCCATCCCTGGGACTGAAAGCGGAACCGATAACAAGTTAAGCCTTGAAAAAACTGATCGGGTCCAGCACGAAGACGAACTCACCGATTCTGTTTATGAGCCCTATGTACCTCAAAAGGTAAAGATAGCGGGCGCCAAAATCCATCCGGGTAAACTTGTCGAATCAGCGGCCATGTCAGCCGTTGAGCCTCCCGATCCTAAATATACCCCTCGCATAGCCCAGGACATCATTGACACCGGCAAGCTAAGCGCAGCTCAATTAGAGTCAATCGTTTACGCCGGTCAAGCCCATTCTCAAACACTCGAAAACGGATCACGGCGCGGTTATTTTATAGGCGACGGGACCGGAGTAGGGAAAGGCCGCGAAATCGGCGGCATCCTGCTTGATAACTGGAACCAGGGCCGGCATAAAGCGATCTGGATATCACAGAACTCACCTTTAATAGAAGACGCCAAGAGAGATGTAAAAGGTATTGGATGGAAGCCCGAACTAATAATAGATCTGAGCAAGACAAAGGTATCAAACAAAATACCGGAGAAACAAAAGGGCGTCTATTTTGTTGGATATCCCCTATTGAAATCAGAGGGCCAGAAGACCCCCGACGAAAAACGAAGGGGCGTATCGTCCGAACACTCCCGATTGAAACAGCTTGTTGATTGGTTCGGGAAGGATTACGACGGGGTTATCGTGTTCGATGAATCTCACAACATGGGTAACGCTCTCGCGGTTAGAGGCAAAAGAGGAACGTCGAAGCCGTCTAAAACAGCGCTTTCCGGCGTCGAGCTGCAGCGCCAACTACCTAACGCAAGGGTTGTTTATGTATCTGCAACCGGCGCAACGGAAGTTATGAACCTGGCTTATGCGGATCGCCTCGGCCTATGGGGTGAAGGAACGCCGTTTGCCAATAAGGGGGACTTTGTGAATCAGATATCATCTGGTGGGCTCGCCGCCATGGAGCTTGTCGCCAGAGATATGAAAGCCATGGGACAATACCTGTCTCGTTCCCTTTCTTATGAAGATGTTAAATACGAATCGCTTCAACACCTTCTTTCCCCTCAACAACGGGAAAAATACGACGAATTTGCCGGGGCCTGGCAGATGGTCCTTGCAGACGTAGAAGCAGCCCTGGCAATAACCAACGGGGATAAAAACGGGAAAAGCAAAGGTGCAGCGCTCGCTCAATTTTGGGGATCATCACAGCGATTCTTTAATCAGGTAATTACATCGATGCAAACCCCCGCCGTGGTCAATTCTATTGAAAAGGATTTAAAAAATGGCCATGCGGTTGTTATACAAATTGTAAATACAAACGAGGCAGCGACCGGAAGAGCGCTTGCAAAACTGGAAGAAGAGGATTGCCTCGAAGATCTCGATCTGACACCTAAAGAAATGATAATGGATTATGTCAGAAACAGTTTTCCGGTTGCACAATACGAAGAATCGTTAGACGACGACGGGAATATTATCTATGTCGCTGTCCTCGATAGCGCTGGAAACCCGGTTGAAAACGCAGATGCAGTAGCGAAAAGAGAGGAATTGCTTGATAAGCTCGGAAGCATAAGAGGGATTGACGGGCCTATGGAGATCCTTCTTGACCATTTTGGAACGGATAAGGTTGCGGAAATAACAGGCAGGACCCGCAGAGTTGTTTATGGAAAAGACGCCCAGGGTAACAAGGTAAAAGTTATCGAGCGCAGATCGAAATCAAAAACCATGAGCGACGCTGACGCCTTTATGAACGACAAAAAACCTATCCTTATATTCTCTTATGCAGGAGGTACCGGCCGCTCCTATCACGCAGACTTGGCAGCAAAGAACCAAAGATTAAGGCGCCATTATCTATTACAGGCAGGATGGAGAGCTGACAGGGCAATTCAGGGATTCGGGCGTACCCACAGATCGAGCCAGAAACAGGCTCCCGAATACGTGCTTGTCACTACTGATATTATAGGGCAGAAAAGATTCATATCCTCAATAGCCCGGCGCCTCGATCAGTTAGGAGCACTAACCAAGGGACAGAGGCAAACAGGATCAGGCGGATTCTTTACCGCGAGGGACAACCTTGAAAGCGAATACGCCCAGGATGCCCTCAATAGCATGATCTTTGATATATTCAGAGGGCGCAGCAGCATGACAATGAGCGAATTCATGCAGCAAACCGGTCTTAAAAACCTGGTCGATAAGAAGACGGGCGCATTGAATCAAACCGCTATGCCGGTTGTCACACAGTTTTTAAACCGTCTTCTTGCTATGAATCTCGATAAGCAAGCAGAGGTCTTCGAAGACTTTTCGGCTCGCCTGGATGCCAACGTCAGATCCGCGCTTGAAAGGGGGGATCTTGACGTCGGACTCGAAACTCTCAAAGCAAAGGGAATTAAAAAGGTTAGCGAGAAGCCGGTTTATGTCGATAAGTCAGGAGCTAAAACAAATTATGTTGAGCTGGATGTAACCCAGGATGCCCGGCTTTTGTCTTTTGATGAAGCTCGCATAAGTTACAGCGGTTGGGGTTTCTACCAAAACATTAAAAGCGGCCAGATTTGGGGCGCCAGCGCATCGCGCAGCAAGACAAACCCTAACACCGGCGCGATTATGAGCTACCACCAGTTAAGGGGGCCGGGCGGGACGTTCCATAATGTTGAACTGGATAAACTTATAGATCCGGAAAGATATATCAATCTCACAAGAGAGCAAGCCGAAGACCTATGGGACAGAGAGCTTGCAGCGCTCCCGAAAACCATAACATACCGGGAAAACATTATAACGGGCACAATTTTACCAATATGGGATAGGCTCAAAGGATACGGCAGGATCATGCGCCTGCAGACAGACGATGGCGAGCGAATGATCGGGAGATACATCCCTGCCGAATTTCTCAAAGAAACTCTTGAAAATTTAGGCGTATCTGCGAGCGAACAAAACAGATCTCCGGAAGAAGTTTTCAGCCAGATTTTAGGCCATGGAGTACAGGTAAAACTTTCAAACGGATGGAAGATTGTTAGGAGAAGGGTATCAGGAGAAAACAGAATAGAGATCGTCGGTCCTGATTATCGACACACTTCCGAGCTGGACAAGCATGGAGTTTTCCAGGAACGCATACAATATGAAACCCGGTATTTCATTCCGACAACTGAAAACGGGATAGACACGCTCGCGGCCATTACGAAAAACCGCCCGATTGTGAATATGACCATACCGACTAAATTAAAAGAGAACATACCGGATTCCATTTCTGAGCCGACGGCGGGATACGAAAACAAGACCGAATTACCGACTTACACCATGTCAGAAAAAGGAGTCTTGACAAGCACACCTGGGAAGGATTATATTAATGAACAACAGGGGAGCTTGTTCGGTGATGAAAAACCAAAGCGAAAAGAAAAACAAGGAAGTCTGTTCGGTGCGACAATACCCGGTCCAAAATTGCGGCCTGACAACGCATCGCCCGGTGTTGACGTATTACGCGGACGGGAGATACCCGACGGTGGACGGAACCTACGACGAACCAGCTACACACCTGATTCCGGAACGATCCCCGAAGTCAGCTCCAAGCCTATCGGAACATGGAAGTCCTCAAGAAGCTCAATAAATAGCGTTGAAGACGCCGCCGTTATTGCCCGCGACAATATAGGTTCAGACGCGCAAGAAACCCTCATTTCGCTTGTTACAGATAATTCCGGCAAAATCCTTGCCATTAATCAGCACTCCATCGGTGGAACGGGCGTATCTCAAATATATCCAGCTATCTTATCAGGCCAGATATTAAACGTCCCGGGAGCCAAAAACGCATGGCTGATACACAACCATCCTTCCGGGAAAGCTACGTTGACACCCGAAGACATAACCGCCGGGAGTAATATTGGCCGCCTGCTTGACAAGTCCGGAATAAGAGTGCAGCCGGTAATAGCTATCACTCCGGCAAACTATTCGTCAGTTGGAACACCAGACAGAGTTATGCCCGCCAAGGGAAAGGCCGTACATTCGTTTGACGTGCTTGGAAGAAAGTTCGATCAGCACCCCGAAGGGCTTATTGGCATAACAGATCAGATCAAGCTGTCCGAATTCGGAGACAAGCATCTTCCCGACGGCGGCATCATTCTCATTAATGGCCAAAACAATCCGTTGGCCGTAATAAAGATATCGGATTACTCAAAATTAAAACCGTCACATCTTGACGTGCTCAAAGAAGCGGAGAGAAGAAACGCCGCCGGTTTTATTGTGTATGATAAAAATAAAACCCTTTCTGAAAGTGACTTGCGAAACCTTGTCGGATTTCAGAATAGTTCCTCGCTCGGCCTTATAACGGCAGTAGATAAAACCGGGGATCGTTTTGATGATATCGTATTAAGGAAGACCGCATCCGGTGGCAAAATGGAGTTTTTTTCTATTAAAGGACAGGGAGGGAAAACAAATGAAGGACGAAGAGCCGTTGGTGAGAATAAAAACGGAGAACGGGGAAGCGTATTACCCGAAGTTCGAGAAGAACACGCGAGACAAGTGGACGCCCAAAGACAAGTCTCTGCAAAAAACCCTCAGGCACCGAGCGCGTTCCGAGAAGCCTGTGAAAAAGGGCAGGGGCTAACTCACTATCCGGAAGGATATTCTGACCCCGAATTTGCCGAATTGCGCGATATTTCAGAAGGGCATGGACTTGACCTTGTTCCTGTCAAAGATACCAGCGACACCATAAACGCGGTTATCAGGGACGGGCGCGTTTTCCTGAATATGATGCGCGAGAAAGGCAGCGATACCTTGAAGCATGTCGTACTGCATGAAATCAGCCACGCCAGGGGCAACGAAACAACTCAGGAAAAAATAGACACGCAATCCGAGGCTTTCCGGAAGTATCGGCACAAATTAAGCTGGTACTACTTTGGTACGCCCTCCCGTTTGCTTTCGACAAAGCATGTGCTGGAAGAATTCGCCGCCGATTTGGAGAGTGGCGTTGATTCGCGGTATGGGATAAAGCTGGCTGACGGATTGAAAAAGGGCGAGACGGTTGCGCCGATAACAATAGATAGGGTAAGCCAGACAGGAAAAGAGGCGAGAAAGGCAAGAGGCCCGCCAGAAAACGAAACATATATGGTTACGTATCATGGAACGCCTCATGTATGGCCTCCCGAAAAAGGCTTTCCGCATGGCAGGCCGAGACTCGACAAAACAGGAACGGGCGAAGGGGCGGCGGCTTATGGGTGGGGATGGTATAGTGCAGAGGCCGAAGGAACCGGAAAGGAATATAGGGAAAGGCTGGCGCATGACGGTATTAATAAAAAAATAGAGCGTGAATATAACCAGGAAGTATTGGATAGTTGGAAATCTTTTAAGCAAATAAGTCCGGAACAAGCTCGTGAATTTATGTTGGCTATAAAAGATATTGCATACAATACTCCATCCGAGGAAGACTACGCAGCAGAACTTCAAAACACTTTAGGCGGATATTCTAAAGTGGAAGATATAGATGTTTCTGATGCTAAAAGAGTCACCTTCCCAGAAGATTTTTTCACAAGGAAAGAGGCGGCCTCTCTTTACAAGCTCGACATTCCCGACGACGTAATCCCGAAGCTGTTGGATTGGGATAAACCCGCTGATAAAAAAATATGGGTCAAAATATTAACTCAAATGCGGAAAGAGAACCTCCCTGATATTTGGTCAGATTCAGGAATGGGTAAAATTCACGGGCTTATCGGCAATGAAACGGGGCAAAAAATATACGCCTCTCTTTCAAAAACGCTTGGCTCGTATAAAAATGTTTCTGAATTTCTTGCTCGTGCAGGGATTCCCGGCAACAAGTATCTCGACCAAATGAGCAGGGATCGTGTACCGCTAAAAATCCATGAGCTTAACGGGGAGTTGTGGGTTCAGGATAATACAACCGGCAAGATGCTCAAATTTGAATCAAGGGCGGAAGCCGAGAAGTTTTCAAGAAAAAGCATTACTTACAACTACGTTATATGGGATCAGAAAGTCCTTGACCGAGTGGCCCTTCTTGAGCGTAACGGCGAGAGACTGGACGCTATGAGGAAGGCAGAGGGCGAACGATATTCCATACGCAACAAAGAAACCCCTGGATCTCTATTCCCGGAAGTCAACAAACGGTTAGAAGAATCGAAGGGGATTAAATACGCCTCATTAACCGACAAAACCAAAGACGCCCTTGTTACAGGATGGGAGAGTTTTACGCGACACTTCCCGCACCTGGACCCAAAAACAGATGGTGAGGTTATTGATATCTTCCGAAGATTCCAGGATGTACCGGGATGGTCGAAGCATGAAACGATCCGGAGACTTGAAGAGTTTGTTGGAAAACTCTCCCCTGGGGACCGCCACGTTTTCACCATGAATATCATTTTGCCTGATATGTTGAGGGACTTAGACAGCGGGCCTCTTCAAATTGAAGAAGATCAGGAACTACCCTTTGGTTATAAAAACAAAGAAGAAGTCCAGCAGGATAGGGACAACTTTAAAGATCTGGCCGATAATAACCCGGCGATAAAAGAGGCTCTTGCAAAACGGAACTCTTTTATGAAGTCTCTCACGGATCAACTTGTCGAGCACGATCTCCTTGACGGGGAAAAAGCTAAAGATCCAGCGTCTTATTTCCATCATCAAGTTTTGGATTACATGAATTACAAGGAAAATCCGAATTGGGGGATAGCTTCTAAGGATGTCCGCACCCACCGGAAGGGCTGGCAGATAGGCCGTGTCGGATCAACTCTCGACTATAACACCGAATACGTTGAGTCTGAATTCGAGGTTATATCCCAGGCATTGACACAAATAGAGACGGTAAAAACCCTCAAAAGGATCAAGGACGCCGCAGACATCAAGCCGGAGCTCGAAGCCCAGGCCAAAGATCAGAACATGAAGACCTTTTACAAAAAGGCCATGACTAACCCCCTCGAAGATCCCCTGGCGCCGTACAAGCAACAAATAGCCATAGGATACAGCAAGCTCGGTAAAATGGTCGCTGCTGGAACGCTCGAAGCCCCCTCGTCGTTTGACGACGTTATTGAGCATATAGCGGACCAGGCAGAGATCCGTAAAGCATCAAAACAGGACGGAGTGGAATTTAATCCCGAAAGCCATCCGAGAATGTTCGCCCTTTTAAACTATCTTGTGACTCACGGAGGCCCAGGATCGGGACCGGCGGCTTCAATATTTAAAGCGATTGTCGATAGAAACGCCTTTATCAAACAGGTTGTCGGGAAAGATTGGGTTACTTATAACGATTTAATTCCAGAAGGATACGAAGCCCATAAACCAGAGGCGAGGAGCGCTTTCTTTTTTGCAAACACTATGACGGATCAAGCTCTTTCCATGGTTGTTTCAGGGAAAAAGGATTTAAACGACGTTATCAAACGCGAGCTGGTTCGCGGTTATGACGAAATATGGATTGTAAAGAAAGGCATATCAAAAACACTCAACGATTTCAGGCCGGCGATAGAGGGATCGCTCCCGGAACGGATCTCGGCAGATATGCTTTCCGTGTGGAAACAATGGGTGCTTATGAATCCATATAGAGTTATCAAATATAATCTTAATAATATGAGTGGCGATCTTGACATCTGCCTTGCTTATGATCCGAAAATAGTTTGGAACTATTTCAGGCCCGCTTTTAAAGATCTGGTTGCGGCATCGAGGGGCAAAGCTGCTTCTTCCCTCCTGGATGATCTGTCTGAAATGAATAAGCTCGGCGTTATAGGTTCCGGTATGACTAATATAGATATACCTGAATTAAGCGGGGTTGAATCCATCAAGGGTCTTGTTGATTTCTTTGACGGTAAATCGAAAAACGCCCTGACCAGATGGTATAATATGAATAAGCAGCTCTCAACTCTTCGAGAAAATATCCTCCGATTGGCTGCATACAGGTATTTTCTGGACAAATTGAACAAGGGTGAGTTGGTTTACGGCGCCTCGAGGAAGACCGAAGTTGATCCAATAGAGGACAAGAGCGAAAAGGCCGCGAAACTGGCGAGGGAACTTGTTGGGGACTATGGGAATATAAGCCATGCCGGTCAATGGGTTCGCAAAAGATTGATCCCGTTCTTTTCATGGGCTGAAATAAACGCTCCCAGGTATGTCAGATTGCTCAAAAATATGAAGCATGAGGGCAGCGATAAAAAGTGGAAATATGGCGGCGCAGCAACAGCGTTTGCATGGAAGGGAACGAAGTTGGCGCTTAAAGCCTCTGCGCTTATGGGCATGGTTATGATGTGGAACGCGGCCATGTTCCCGAAAGAAGAAAGAGAGCTCCAAAGATCGGGCAGGGAACAGCTTCATTTAATCCTTTATCGCCGAAAAGATGGATCGATTGTTACGATTAGATTCCAGGGCGCACTTTCGGACGCGCTTGCCTGGTTTGGCATGAGTAACCCGGTAGAACAGATAAAGGAAGTCTATAAAGGTGAAAAGGGTTCTGGCGAACTGACAAAGGATGTTGGCTTTGGATGGCTATTGAAATTATTTCAAGGGCTTAGGCCAGAGGCAAAATTGTTGTTTGAAACATTATCCGGGCAGGGGTTCTATCCCGATCCGCTGCATCCTCGGCCGATAAGAGATACCACAGAGCACATTTTGAGGACATTCTCTCTCGATAAACTTTACAATATGGCCGCAGGCAAACCAAGAAAAGGCGGTTCATGGGAAAGCCAACTATTAAGAGACATCGAGGGAATGCTATTATATGAAGCGGACCCAGGGGAGCAGGCATATTATACAATCCGTAAAGACGTCTTTGATTGGTTGGAGAAAAACGGTAAAGAAAAGCCGGTAACTATGCCGACCGGCAGGGCCAACAATCTATATTATTATAAACAAGCCTTGAAATATGGAGACTTTGACGCGGCCCAGAGATACCTCAAAAAATATGAGGAAGCTGGCGGAAAGTGGAAAAATATCAGGACGAGCATTAAACGTGCTGATCCGCTGGCGTCTTTGGGAGGACGGGACCGTAGAAAGTTCAGAGAGACGTTAACGCCTGAACAGAAACAGACCCTTCTTATAGCAAGCGAGTGGTATAAGAGGCATTATGTTGATACATATAGAGACCCAAGGGCGAGAAAGGCGGCTACTGAATAAATTTTATATTGCCTTTTTCTAAAAGACGGGATAGTAAAACTGTACTGATTTTGGCCTGATTTTGTACGTTTGTTTGACTGTTTTTGACTGGTTTTGATGGTTTGACGCTTATGGCGGTACGAGCAAAAAGCCCGTAAAAACATAGTGATTTAGCACTCTAGCCTGGGTGGCGGAATAGGTAGACGCAAGGGACTTAAAATACTTTTCGTTGGCGTGTGATTTCAATAAGTTGTAATACGGTGCTCGGATTTTGGTCTGATTTTACGCACTTATCAACCCTTTTTTCCAACCGGCAGCGGCCCGAAATTCAGTCTTCCGGATACCTCTTTTAAGTGTTCCGGAGACACTTTTGCGTAGATCATGGTGCTTGTTATCGATCTATGTCGCATTAATCCCTGAATCGCCCTTAAGTCTCCGCCGGCCATTGTGAGGGTTGCCCCGAATGTATGCCGTAAATCATGGAATCTGGCATCGGATAAACCGGCGAGTACGGCATATATCTTAAACTTCTGGCTTATCCATGTACGGCAGGCGAAACGAAACACCTTTTTACCACCCCTTTCCCTGCAGCGGTCCAGAATCGCCCTCGCGTTCTCGTTGATTGGAATCCTGGCTTCCGTCTTATTTTTCTGCTCCTGGGATATGCGTACATATCCGTCGGGGTTATCGATGTCGAACCATTGTAATCTTATGAGCTCTCCGGACCTCAGTGCCGTGTAGCAGGACAGGAGGCAAAAATCAGCGAATTCAAGATCGTCGATCTTCCCCATTAAAGCCCTCAACTGTTCCACAGATAAAAACCGTAATCGTTCCGTCTCTTTGAGCATCCTGGGAAATCTTACAGGGTTTTTGAGGTATTCCCATTCGTAGGCTTTTTTCAGGGCTGCTTTAATATGGCGAAGGTTTTTGTTTATGGTGGGCGTGGATAGCCCGGTGTGGCGCATATCGTCGATCAGGCGGTCAATGTGGCGCAAGGAGATATGCGGAAGAGGGATATCTCCCCAGGAGGACAGGGCCTTTCTCAAGGCTATATCATATAATATATATGTCGAGTCAGATGTTGTGGCCTCGATGTGCAGCATAAACTCTTTGGAATATTCTGACAGCGAGAGAACGACACCCTCTGCAATAGGTTTTATCTTGCCGGCAATCAAGCTCCGATTAAAATTATTGAATCTTGTTTTGGCGATCCTTTCGTCTCCGGTGCCGAGTGAGTGCCGCCTGGTTTTCCCGCCCTCCTGCCATTGGGCATAGTATCTATTATTGCTCAGTCGCTTATATAAAAATGCCATGCGTTGTTTATACCGAAGAAGAGGCTGCATATCAAGAGTCCTTTTCGCTTAAAAACCAATCGTCGATGCTTTCCTTGTCAACTATCCATTGGCCTGTACGTTTGGATGCGTAAATATAGCCCTCCGCGATCCATTTGCGGATAGTGTTCGGGGATTTAACCTTGGCATACTTCATAGCTTCCGGAAGGGTAAGCCATCTTCCGGCGGATAGGGCCGCAAGATTTCCCTGGACCTCGCGGGAAACTATTTCCGCAATAGCGGCTATGTCAGGTCGGGATATTTCCATTACATTAAACCCTCTTTACCCCTCACGTTGTTTTGTGCCAAGGTAAATCGTCATGGGTTCTGCCATCCAAAAGCCGTTTATTGTTTCTTATTTCAAATCCTCCGGGCATCCCCCCGATAAGGGCGTCATAAGCATGGCCGAGCCTTGTTTTTAATTCAGGGGTATGTTTCCCCCAACTCTTAAAAAAGAACGGCACTCCTGCCTGCTCACATTGATCTCTTACCGATCTCACCCATTCAGGATTCATCGGCC